CGATGCTGAGGTCTGTGTATTGCTGTTGCAGTGCGTTCCGGAAAGTCTTTATGGGACAGGGGCGCATGAAACGGTATTCCACCAGTGCGATGTACAGACGTGCGATGTCCGTTTCGGTCGTATGCGTTTTCAGCCTTGTTCCGATTCTTTCCAGAATGACATCCCTGTTCTCTATCAGCAGCTCCGGCAGGGTGCGTGTGTCGGCTTTTCGTCCGGCACTCTTGGGCTGTCCTTGCTGCAGGCTGTCCGTATCTTCCGTTTCGGTTTCTTCAATGTCTTCTTCATCCTCAATAGACCATTCCACGAGGTTGTTTTCCTCAATGGCTTTCTGCTGCTTTCTGAAAGCCACCCAGTCCTCCTTGGTTCTCATGCCGCTGCTGATGCTCTTCTTGATGATGAACCTGACCATATAGGAAACAAGCCATTTGTATAGTCTTGTAATACCTTTTCTTTTGGCCAGTTCCTCTCCCTGTTCCACCATGCACTCATAACTCCGTCCGTAGTACAGCCATGCGAGCATGGCAGGTATTATGCTCCGCCTTTTTGAATGGTGGAACTCGTTCACAATCTTTTTGGCAAGGTCTGAATCCAGAAGCACATTCTCCAGTTCCTCGAAATCGGAGATTTTGTCGTCTCCGATCCGTCTGCGTGTGGCTTCCTTGTATTTCGGTACCAAGGTTGTGGCAACTTTGAAAACCTTGACAAATCCCTTGAACTCCTTGTCGTTCATTTCTTCCACGAAAGCCGCATATTCATCGGGGTGGCTGTCAAGCCACTCCCTTATCAGTCTTTTGAAATTGTCATATTCCTGTTGTCCCATAAAGCTAATTTGATATGCTACTGCTACCCCTATTAACTTTTTCTTGTATACGCGAAAAATGGACAGATAATTTGAATATTAGCATATAGAATCCATAATCACTTAAAGAAAATAAGCGTTTTGTTTCTAACAGATTTCTGTCAATATAACGGTTGTCAATATGTTGAATTCTGTCAAGAAAGACTATGGAATCATCTATTCTTGAATTTGCAGGAAGATAAATGATTTGAGTGATCTTTTGCTGTTTTAGATTTGTAACATGATTTTTTATTTTGGTGTCATCAACACCTTGTTTCTGAAGAACTGATATATAATTAGCGAGATTAATAATTGGAGCATACATAATTGAGGCTGGAAATAAGCGATTGTTGGCTATATCCATATCACATGTATTTGATAAGATCAGGCAATTAGTAATCTTCACCCCTTTTCCTATATTAGCTAAATCTATTATAGGCATTTCTTTTATCCCATCACCTTGATATATAATATTATTATCAAGTGAATAAGTGTACATTCTATTATCTATATTGTAAGGAAAAGACTTAAGTTCTGTCAAAAGATTGTTGTAATTCTCTTCTGATAGATATTTGGGTAGATATTTTTTTAATTCATCTTCTGTTATCATAGCATATCCCAAAAATGATCATTGATGACATTTTGAATTTCTTCATCTATAAAAGATTCTTCTGTTAGTAATTTTTGAGCAAATGAACTAATTATTTCAAAATCTTCATAGTCGGAAGTTTTTACGAGTACCGTTTCTGTTGAAATTGCAACATTCTTAACAGAGTATGGCGTATCATTTTCCCATGAAAAAGATGTATTTATAGATGGGATAATGCTGTTATTATATATTTGTCCATTTGAGATAGCTGGTAATTCACTATCTGTTAATGTTACGCAAGACAATGCTGACAATAGCATGATATTAGCGTTTATGTAAGTAGTTAAATTATTCATTTCTCAAAAGTTGGGTTTAAAGTTTCCAAAAAAGTAGGCTTCAATAATGAAAAGAATAATTTTTTTTCACACTCATGAGCCATATTTATTTCTTGTTCCCTATTTTCAATGAAGAAATTATCTGAATACTCGCGCGATGTGTCTATATCGATTAATGAACCTACAATTTCAGAGGTATTTGGATTAGGCCTATAATTTGCATTATTTGCAAATTGCAATGTATTCATAAAATTTCCGTCCCTAACATCTGTGCGAATCAATAAATTTTCCGATACATATTTCTCGGTCATAGAAAAAGACATAGTCAGGCTGTTGGTTATATCTCCTCTAAAAAAATTAATATACCTATGTCCTAGTCTTGACACACGTTTGATTATTCCTTCTTGTATAATCTTATTGATTAAAGAAAGTGAATGCTGAGAAAATTCTGGCCATCCAACATATGGCATTTTTGAACTTATACTTAAAACGTCATATCCTATTTGGATTATAAATTTATCACCTTCAATTCTATATAAAGGCTTAAACTTTAAATTTGGGTCAACCTCTCTAATTTGTTCAGGAATCTGTAAAATAGGGAGATTGATAACATTTCCTCTATAATCATTTCTTATTAGATTATAGATAACGCCAAAGACTGCACTTTTAGCAATGGCAGCTTCAAAGCGAAATTCTATTAAGGCATCGATTAGTGGGCACTTTTCTATTCTTGATGGCAAAAATCTGTCCATAATATATCTTTTAATGTTTAATTTACAAAAATAATACTTTATTCTTTAATAGCGTGTTATTAAGCCCTTAAACTATATTAATCTAATAGTTTAACGAGGTCTTTCTTCATCTCTTCGTCAATATCCCTGTACCGTCTGAAAGCCTTGCTGCCTTCCTTGTGTCCCGACAGTGCCGAAACAAGATTCGGGTCTTTCACCTTCTTATAAATATTACCGATGAAGGTGCGTCTTGCAAGGTGGCTGCTTGCCACTTCATAAAGCGGTTTTTTGACTTCATCACGTGTCAACGGGTCTAATATAGTGACAATCCTGTCCACTCCTGAAAGTTTGAATATCTTTTTTATTGCCTCATTATATTTCTGTTCGGAAATGAACGGCAGCAGTTTTCCCTCATGGTCTTTATACCGTTCGAGAATTTCCTTTGCCTTGTCGTTCAACGGTACACGTACCGTAACCGGATTTCCTTCCTTTGTCTTTTTCTGTATGTATTCGACTGCACCGTTCACAATGTTCAGTCTGGTCATTCTGTACAGGTCGCTTACTCTGCACCCTATCAGTGTCTGGAAAATGAAGATGTCCCTCTGTATCTCCAGCTGTGGAGTGGCAGAAAGGTCTGCATTGAAAATCCTGTCCCTTTCTTCAAGGTTGATATAAATAGGAGTTCCGTATTTGCATTCCTCTATCGGAAACTTGTCAAACGGTCTGTTGGTGGTCAGCTTGTTGTCGAAGCACCACAGGAAGAATGTGCGTATTCTTGAAAAGCAGTCTATCAGAGTATTTTTTCCACGTGGTTGCGGAGTTCTCTTTTCTGGGATGGTTTCATAAATGCTTGGGTACAGTTCATAATACTGGTATTCATTCTCAAAGAAGTCCCACATGTCCCGAAGTGTTTCAGGGGTGACGGTATCAACATCAAGGATAAAGTCCTTTTGCCCTTTTTTAGTTGCACGTACATAAAGCTCATATCTTGCCAAAGTACGCTGTATTACACGGAAATTCTTTTTCCTGACTTCGGAAAGTTTGTGCTTTACAAGGAATTCAGAGAACAGTTCAAGCAGTATAGGTTTAGTTTCCGCTTCGATTTCCTCCTTCGTCTTGTATCTGTTGGGGTGGTGATATTTATCAATTAAAGTGCTCAACCATTCACTGTCTGATTCCGGTGTATAGTTCTGGTTTATCAGGTTGAGGATATTTTGCACTTCATTATTCAAAGCCTGCTTCTTTTCCTCGCTCACAAGTGCAACCCTGTCTTTGTAACCTTGCTTTTCGCTGCTCCAGTGATTTGGGTTTATAGTCAGCTCGCTGGCTGCCTTTATGTCTTTTTTTCCGTCCCTTAGTCTGAAATAGATTGTTGCTACGCTGTTGGTATCATTTTTGCTTGCAGTCTTTCGGATAAATGCTGTTGCTTTCATAGGCTGAATGATTTTGTTATGGCGCAAATATAGCATTTGTTCCCAAATTGTTCCCACTCATCCCGAATTTATTTCAATCCAATTAAATGGAATTAACTTTTTAGCATTGTGTAAAGTATTAATAATCAGTTTAGTTTGGTTTAAACTTCATCGTTTTGCTATTCAAACGGATTGTTTCCGATTTAGTTATTTCAAATGCGGGTATAGATACACTTATTCCGCCGGTATTATCAAGTATAAAATACCCGTCCCGAAATGGTGTGCGCATAGCCCCATTTACAAAAATATCGTTAAACGTACCGCCATTGGCTTTTATATTTCCGGCTGAATCCCAGCTAATATTCCCCTTGGCAAGCCGGCCGGAACCGTCTGCACCACTAAAATAAACCATAGTTTGCCCGGCTGTATTTTTTATCTCTATCGTTGCGTTCGTAATCTTTACATTACCGGAATTATTTACGTTGTATTCTATCGCACGGTTTGCATTGCCTATCCTAAATTGGTTGTTGTCAAGGTCTATATATGTATTCCCGTCGCCCGTCTGAACTCGCCCCGTAGTAATGAAACGCCCGTTAATGGTCGTTGCGCCATAAGTTAGGGAAATAAGACGCGCCGGCCGCTTTCCGTCGGTGTCCGTTATCGCGCTGCTTAGGCTTCCCACTAAGAAATAGTAATATATAGGGTCGCCGTCTGCCGCTCGCTGTACTGTGTCGAAAACGATGTTTCCGGCCGTTCCTGTCTTTTGGCAACGGGCGTATATGTAGTAGACCGTTCCGCTTACAAGGTTCGAAAAGGTGGCCGTATTTAGCTGCCAACTTTTTACGGTTTCCGCTATCGTATAGTGAACCAACGTACCGCCTACCACCTTTACCGTATTGGGATTCCCTTCGTAGTTCGGTTCAAAGCGGGTGTTCTGTAATACGAACTGCTGGGAACGTGCGCCGGTGGCTAACATGGTCGTTTCAATCGAAAGCGGCTTTATCTTCTCGCTGTAATAGTGTCCTTCGGGGTCGAAAACATTAGCTAATACTTCTTGGCTGGCTTTCCAATTGCGGCGGGCCTTCGACGGGTCGGCAAGTTCGTTTATCTCTATAACATTGTCGATTTTCTGCAAGTCTTCGATAACGCGGGTTATCGTCGTTTTGGTTACGCTGTCGCCCAAGGTTATATTATACTTGTATTCCCGCAGCAAATCGCGCGTAAAGGCCGTAATTCGTACCGATTTGTTTACGCCTATGTCTTCATCTTCCACTGGGATATAATCGCCGACGGCAAAAAGGTTTACTACGGTCAGTTCGCCGGCGAACTGACGTATAAAATTTTCGTCGATACTTAACCCGTACTGTACTTGCGGCTGGCTGTATTCGGTTATTGCCTTGTTGCCTTCCGCAAGGAGTTTGTTTTCCGCGTCGGTCTTGTAAGTGTCCGGCAAATTTATATCCGTGAAGAAATACTTATCGCCTACGCCGAACTGAAACGCCGCACTTGTTTCGCTGGGGAACTTCATGCCGTTTTCGTCCGTGAACGGTACTACCTGTATTTCCTTCGTCGCGTGGTCGTACTTGTGTATGTCAAATTCATAGCCGGCCAAGTTTCCGGTAGTGAACTTAACCTTTGCAGTAGCTCCGTCAATAAGCCACTTTGTATTACCCGCGCTATCCTTTTCGTTAAGGTCGAAGTTCATAGTAGCGTCCTTAAAGGCATAATACGCGCTTCCGGCGGCGGTTACTTCGCCGTAGCGTTCGGGTCTAATGTCGTCGAATATCTTTGTATTCTCCTTCAACCCGTAAGCCGCAATAGCGGCCGCGTCCTCGATGTAGGAAGCGTTTTTAGCTTTGCCCGGAAGACAAAGACGGGTATAACGGTATTTGTCCCCAAGGTTGCTACTACCGCCGTAGACGTATAGCCGGGTAACTACGTTCTTGGAATTGATGTTTTGGCGCGTTAATTCGTAAAGCCCGCCGGTACGTCCGTACCGGAAGGTATAGGGGAAGTTTACCCCGGCCGTTTTGATATTGAGCGTACGAACGCCGTTAGCTTGGGTAATCTCAAATTCGGTGCTGTACTGTTCGCAAAGGTCTTGCAACACTTCCAAACAATTCTTTTCCGTATAGGTAAGCGTTTTATACTCCGTATTGGCCGGATAAACGCCTAACACCCATTTACCCGGATATACGCGGGTAAGGTTCCCGATAAGAATACCTAAGAAGTCTTCTAAATCGCCCGTAAAGCTATCTAATACGGTATCGTCCGGTAACAAAAATTGCACGTCGATTAACTCGTACTGTACGCCTTCGAAAGTAAGGGTATATTCGAAATTCCGGTTTCCGGTCTTCTTAATGCCCGGAAGCTGGTTAAGGGTATAAGTCTTCCCGTAAACGTCTATTTGGTCGCCCAAGTGGAAGGTTAAGGGCGTGGCACTTTTTACGGTTATCGCCACCGTATCCGCCCCTAACAGCGTAATACTTTGTTCGGCCTTGGTAACTCCGGACTTACGCGCCCGCGAAGTCAATAGAGCCGTAGTCCCGTCCGGGTGTCTTACTATAATTTGTTCCATACGATAATACCGTTAGTAGTGAAACTTTCTATTTCTTCGATAACTCCGGCGACAATGGCGTAAAAAATTCCGTCGGTCGTGTATTCGTGGCTCGCTGTTACGTCGGTTCCGTAAACGTCGTTCGTTTGGGTTCCGTCGCCCCAAAAGATAGTAACCGCCTTCTTGCTGGTTAGGGTAATCGTTAGCGTCTTCGTATCATTGCTTAAACGCTGGTGCCGTACGATACGCTTTACCGGGTCGGGTTCCTTCAATTTCAAGGTAAAGGTTCCTACCATAAGGTCGTCGTTCCAACGCTTGTTAATGGCTACCCCGTTTTCGTTATAGACTTCGTAAAGCAACGGTTTCGTAGGGTGTATATCAACCATAAGCCGCTGGGTATTTGGCCGGCTGAATACGTCCAAGAAGTCGTTTAGCTTCGTAACAAAGTCTACCTTCCCGTTCGCTTTCATAAAGCAATTAAGGGTTATTTCGCGGGGTTGCAGTATCTTGTTTTCAAGGTCTACTATCTCCCCGTGATAATCCGGCCAATCAACGGAAACCGGGGTTTTCATTTTGGGACGGTCAAGAAGGCCGTTACTTTCGCTTACATAAATATCCCAAGCCTTAAAATCGGTTCCGTCTATACTGTAAGCCAATTGCGCCACCGTAGCAATACTTTCGGTAATTTCTTCCTGCGTCAAGGCGGTATTATATACCTTAACTTCGTCGATACAACCGTACCCGTTGGCGGTCGTATAGATGTCTTGCAGGATAGCGAAACCGGTAGGCTGGGCGGGTAGCGTAATGGTCTGCACCAATGCCGTATCAAGGTAAATGCGGATTGTTAGGCCCTCTTTGACGATAGCCCAATAGCCCCAAGTATCGGCCGCAAGGTTAAACCACGCTTCCGTATAACCTTCTATGGCTTCCCAGCGTGCAAAGAATCCGATACGCTTACCCGTAAAGCCGTCCGGGAAGGCTGAACGCTTCAACCAGGCAAGAAGGGTAAAGTTCCCGGTAAGGGGAATTACGTTTTTGTCTATATCGCAATGCCCGTTACCGTCGAACTTTATACAATTGCCTTGCTTTCCGCCGGTAAAATCTGCTTCTACTACCGTACCGTCCGCCCGTGTCTTGCTGTAATCGTAAGCAATGGTAGAACCGGCCGCTTCATCGAAGGGCATATTTAGGATAATGTTACTTTCGTCTGCCATATCAATACGTTTTAGTCGTTTTTCGAATAACTTTTATTATCGCGTTACCTTCGCCGTCGCCGGTGGTAGTCGTCAAGTTCCCGCCGTAGTGGTTTACGCAAATCTTCGCGTTATCCCGTGCTTCTACTTCTACGGTGGTATCGTCGAATACGTCTACCATTACGAAGGAATTACCGGTAGCAAGAACCTTTAACCGGCTTTGGTGCTTTGCGAATACCTGCCCTACGTTCCAACCGTCGTAAGTGGCGGTACCCTCGCAACGGCCAAGGGCTACTACGTGCCGGAAGTTTCCTGCCGTAATAGCTTGGTCGAGGAACACGCCGTAGGCTTCGCAAGTACCTACGAAGTGCTGGCGTATAAATTCGTTGCTGGGGTACTCGTTGCTTAGGCAAAAGTCGATACCTTCAAGGTACATTTTAATAAGTTCGTCTTTCCCTTTGGTATCTATAAGGCGGCCGTACCATTCTTCGCAAATGCCTTTCTTTTTGGCGTCGCGGGCCAATCGTTTATTTACTTCCATATCGCTACATTGTTATTCCTTGCGCCCGTAACGGGTCGGACGCGCTTCCCGAAGTATTCTTTTCTATCTGTTCAAGGTGCCGGTTCGATACGCTTAATTTGCCGTCGATGTTGGCAAGGTGTATAAGCTGCTGGCGCAAGATTTCTATTTCCTGCACTTGGTTTACACGTACGGCGTTCGTTTGTCCGGCCAATAAATCTATACTTTCTTGGCTGGCTCCCTTAATTGCACCGGATAGGCTCGTAGTAGGGTCGCCGTTATCGTCCAAGTCCTTAAACAAATCTTCGTACAACTTCAAGGCTTCGGCGTACCCTTGGGCTATTGAATTTACTCTATCCTTAAACCGTTGCTGTTCTTCCGGGGTCAAGCCGTCGAAGGAAGCGCCGCCTTCATCGTCAAAACCCATATCGCGCTGCAACTGCTTTACGGCATTTTGTAGCTGCTGTTCGAGGAATTGTTTTTTTAAGGCGTTCTTTACGGCATTACCTAATACCTGGTTCGTAACCTTTTCAATCGCGCTTTTTACTTTGTCGCTGTTGAAGCCGTCGGAGTAGGCTTCGGCTATCGCGTCGGACAATTGCGTAGCCAAGTCCTTTGCCGAAGTCTGCGTTACGCTTTCCGTAATTTCGGCTATGGTGTCTTCGATTTGGCGGCCTAATTCTTCGTACTGCTCCTTATATTGGTTTACCTTACCACTATCGGTTTTTTTCTTGCTTTCTTCCGCTTCCCACATAGCCCGCAAGTGCGCGCGTTGTTCGCGCATATTGTTAATAAGGGCCTTTTGGTTATCGTAAACCGATTCGCCTAACGCCTTATCTACGGCGTGTTCAAGTGCTTTGTAGGCGCGTTCCAATTCTTCGACGGCAGCAGCGTGTTTCTTAATGGCTCGTTCGGCCTTACGGTCGCGGGAGTTGAACAGGTCAAAGACGGAAGTTAGCATACCTACGGCTCCCTGTATCATTTGGGCCGGGTTCATAGTTGCGTACCCCTGTGCCATTTGCCCTATTCCGTCCACAATTCCGCCTACGTCCCCTAAAATAGCTTGGGTTTCGTCGTCCATAGAACCTCCCATTTTCTCAATAGCACCCGTAACCGCGTCGAACGAACCTTTTACCAAATCGGCCGTAGCCCCTACGCCTTTGAATACTTCGGATAGGTTCGCTTTACTTGCGTCCTTCTTATAGTCCTTCAAAGCCGTAGAAAGGGCCTTAAACGGGTTGCGGGTCTGTATTTCGTCCTTGGCTTCCCGCAACTTGCTTAAAACTACGTCTAAGTCTTGCGGGTTAAGTTCTACGCCTAATTGGGCCTTTTGCGCTTCGATTTTATCTATAAGGGCCTGTATTTGCGCCGTAGTAAGGTCGTCGAGGTTCCCGAAAAGTTGCTCCCAAGCCCCGGAATCGGTCAATTCCTGCAACGCTGCGGACGAAAGGGCCTTATTCTTGGCTTCCTGCAATTTCGCTACTAATTCTTCGTTATTCTGCTGGGTTGCCAATGCTATTTTTTCGTCGTATTGCGCGGAAATATCGGCGCATTTTTGCTGATATGTTTTGTATTCCTCTACCAATGCGTCGTAGTCTTCGTTCCCCGAACTTTTTGCGTATTTTTTGCGCTCTTTCTCCAAATTCGCCAAGGCTTCCAAGGCTATACGGCGTTCGTCGTCCGTCTTGGCCTTCGCCAATTGCTCGTTAAGAAGGCGGCTATTTTCGGCGTAGTTGGCTTCAAAGGTTATCTTCTTACCCAAATAGTCCGCATATTCGGATAATAGGGCTTTTGTCCGGTCTTTGGCCTTTTGCTCTACGTCTTCCTGCTGCTTCTTAATAATGTCGCTTTTACCTTTGTCAAGGTCGGAACCGTCCCCGGTCAAAGCCTTACGCTTTTCTTCCAAGATATTAACCATTTCCAAAATGGAACGTGCCCCGGAAAGTTGTTCTTTAAGCTCCTTTTCGAATCCGGCTAAAACGGTTTCCTTCGTTTCGTTGGCTATGGCGTTATTTAGCTTCTGCAATTCTTCGGCTTGTGTCTTTGTGGCCGTTCCGCTTCCGATAGCCTTAATAAGCTGGTCGCGCTGCTTCTGTAAATAATCCAAATAGCTACTTCCTTCTTTCAGCAACCCGGCGAACTCGGCTTTTGCGGCATTGCGTACTACTTCGTCTTTGGAATTTACCCAATTGTAATACTCCGTATATTTCTTTTTCCGGGCTTCCAATTGTTCCGTAAACGGGTCTTTTTGCGTAGTCTTAGAAGACGTGCCGGATAAATCCATTTTTTTAAGTAACGCTTCCTGTTCTTTGATTTTCGCCAATAACTCGGCCCGCTCCTTATCGGTGGTAGCTTCCTTATACTTTGCACGCAACTTTGAAATAGTCTTTTCCAGAGCTTCTATACTGCCTTCCGCCACTTTATCCGCACCGCCCCCGATAGAATCCAAAATTTCGCGTTCTTTTGCGGTAAATTCTACTTGCTGGTTTATCAAGGCGTTATATTCCCGTTCCGCTTTCGCTACGGCATCTTCGGCCTTTTTCCAATCGCGGGATTTTTCAATTATAACGCCTTTACGCTCTACGCCGTAACCGTCCTTATATGTTCCCTTCTTCGATACATACGCTTTCGGAGTAGCTTCTAATTCCTGCTGGGCTTTTAATACTTCCTTGTATTTCTCTACGGCCAATTCCTGTACGGCTAACGCTTTGGCCCGTTCTAAGCAGGCTTCTATAAACTTCGACTTATTAGCTACTAACAAGTCTTCCGCTTCTTTAACCGTCTTAATGGAAAATCCCAAGTCCTCGAAGCGGTCTTTATTGTCTTCGATAAACTTGTTTTTAGCGGCCATATCGTTACCCAGCCGGTTCCATGCGGTGGAAAGCTCGGTAATTGCTGTAACCGGTTCGGCGGCAGCTTCTACCACTTTGTTATTAAATTCTTCTTGCGCCTTCTTTGCTTCCCGATTCTTGGATATGAATTTGGAAATTAAGGCTATCGCAGCGGTAATCGCTACTGAAAGGCCAAGGGTTAAGGTCGCCATTAACGCCTTTGCCGCTACGTTGGAAATACCCAAAGCCGTAGCAAACTTCGTTTCCGCTACGGTAAGTAATTCTTTCGCCTTGCGAACTAATACAAGCTGGGTATATGAATCCTTGTTTAAGGTTTTGGCTACCTGCTGTAAGCCTATGGTTATAGCCATAAGGGACTGAACTTTAACCATAATCTTTTGCAAGTTTTCATTTTCCCCGGCAAACAGTCCTACCGCACCCTGCGCGGCCGAAAAAGCCCCGCTTATACCGCCCATTACCTCTAATACGGTATTCATATTTTGGTAGTCGTCGGACATAATTTTAGCCTGCGTATTTGCGTCGGCCATAGCGTCCGCCAAACGGCCTAATTCCGCCTGCATAGCCCGGTATTCGTCCGTATTACGCTTCCCGTTCTGTTCCATTTCCGCAAGTGAATTTTTAAGGTTCATAACTTGCGTTCGTAACATGCCTTTCGCCTTCGCGTTTTGCTCTACCTTGGCCTTATTCTCGTTTAAGGTTTGTTCTTCTTTCTGTAAAGCGTCCGCCGTGTTCGCCACTTCCTGCAAAAGTGCTTTCCGCTGGGCTATTTCGTCTTTTATAGCCTGTTGTTTGGCCGTTAATGCCCTATATTCTTCGTCCCCCTTGGCGGTGCCTTTCATAAAGGCGGCCCCGGCCGCTTCGCCCAAGCGGGCGTACTCTTTTTCAAGGTCGGCGATTGCGTTACTATGGATTGCGGCCATAGTGTCTATATCCTTAAACGCCGCTTCAATTTGTGCGGCGGCTTCTCTGTACGCGGCTTCCATACGGTCGCCGCCTTCTACGGTTGCGTCCGTGAAACCCTGTACGCGCCTTTTGGTTTCGGCCAATGCGCTATTTATTTGCCCGTTATTCGCAATTATATCGAACTCCAAGGCACCGCCTTTTATATTCATCGGATAATGCTATTTATTTGTTGTAAAATACTTTCGGCGTTCTCGCTGGTTATCTTGGTTGTCGTGTTGCCCGCTGTATTGCCGTCTTCGTCGTCGGCCATGCGCGGCGCGTCGATTAACAACCGTTGAACAACGGCCCAAGCTACGCCGTGATGTAAGTAATCCCAAGTCCAGCCAAGGTGGGCGCAAATCGAACCCCGGCGGCCGTAAGGACTATTAAGCCCTATTACTCTATGCGCTCCGTCCTCGGTTGGGTCGTTCTTGCGCCGCTCATCAAGCGCATAGAGTTTATAAAATCCCCTAAGTTGCTTACGCTGGTTACGGCTTCGGAAAGTCCTACCAATTTGGAAGGTTTAATAGTGTGGAAGAAAAGGGCCGTAAGCCGGTCTAACTCCTTATCGTCGTTGTATTTTTTTACCCTTCCACCCGCGCAAACTTCGGTAACGTGGTAATCTTCGCCCAATACGGCAATAGCGATTATTCGGGCCATACGTGCGGCGTTATCTTTGGCTATGCGCTTCGCTTCCGCCAAGGTTTCCGTTCCGCCGGCTGTAAGCCGTTTTTCGTCTAAGCCCATTTCTACCCATATCGCGCTAAGTCTGTCAAGAACCGAAAGCGTAGGTTCCTGTATTTCGAAGTCTTCCTTTACCGTAATTACTTCGGGACGTTGGAAGAATCCTTTAACGCCTTTTTTATGCCGGCGGATTTTATGCGTAACGCTGAACTTTATACCTTGCTTTACCAAAAGGTTAAGTTCTTCGCGCTCTAACTCTAAATCCGTTTTTTCTCTTATCGTATCGTCGTTCATATCGTCGTTAAATCAAGAAAGCCCCCGAAACTTTCATTTGGGGGCTTTCGGGTTAAAGTAAGGCTTTCCCCGCGTTATGCCTGCACGTCTGCGGCGGTCATAAGCGTAGCGGTTATTTTCTTAGTTCCCGTTTTGGTCGGCTGCAATACGGTACCGGCAACCTCGATAAGAAGAATACCGCTTTTACTGAAAGTTGCGTTAATCTTACTTACGAGTTTCATGCGCGGAATCTCGAATTTAAGGCCCTGTTCCGGGGTAATGCGTACCGACTTTTCGACTACGGGGATTTTATCCGGAGCTTCCCATTTATCCGGCGTTGAACCCGTGCCGGGGGTACCTACGCCGCCCAAAAGGTCGGCAAGAACCGTAACCGAAGGGTTCATAATCGAAAAGTTGAAGTTCGTTTTTCCGCCCCGGCTAATGCTTATTACGGGGTCGTCCACTTCTTCGGCGTAGTGGTCGGTTGTTTCCGGGTCTTCCTGCGTCATCGTGCAGGTGTCTTGGTAGGTATAACCCAATACGTCCAAGGTTTCGCCCATACCGCCGTCCTCGGCAATTGCTCCTACCTCAATCTTGGAAAGACCGATAGTATAAGTTTTCTTTGCTGCCATTGTCGTAAATTTTAATTAGTTCGTTGTATATTCCATTCTACCCGCAAGTTGTTGTAATGCTCGTTAATGCCCGGTTCTTTAATTATGGCTTCCGTAGAAACCCGAATAGTCAGCCCGGTAATGTTCGCCGATTTTAGAACCGATAGAACAATAGCCGTTAGTTCGCGTATTCGCTCCCTATGCGCCTTAAATTGTTCGGTTCGGCCTATCCTTTCCTTTTTGTCGGGGACGTGGATATTTACGTTTGAAGTTCCGGTTTGCGGTACTTCGTGGTTTAGGAATAGGTTGTTAATTACTACGTCTTCCTTCCCGGAATTATCCGGCCGTTCTCCCTGCACGAATATTCCGCCGCTAAGGGCCGCTTTCAATTCGGCCGAAGCGTTCAGAATCTCAAAAAGAATATCATCGGTTTCTATACTCTGCATACCTCTTTGTGTTAAATCCATAACCGGCAATGAAGCCGGCCGAGGTCGAACTTTTCGCAAGTTCCGGTTACTACAACTAAGCCCGTTGCTTTGGCTGCTTCTACAAACTCGGTATTCGAAAGCTGGCTAACGTCTACCTTCTCCCGCGTTACAATTACCTGCGTGCCTTCGGGAATTTTGGCCGTACCTTTCGGTAGCTGGATAAGCGAAGCGAATACGCGGGTTTCTCCGTCGGCGGTCTGAATTGTCGAACCTTTACCGTTGGTTTCTTCCCGGCAAACTGCTTTTAACTCCCATGCGGCGGCGGGCGTTTCCCAAGAACCGTTAGGTAATTGGACGCTTTCGCCGTCGTGCTGCAAGGCGTACAAGTATTGCGGGTATTGGTAGGAAGTCGTTACCATACGTTGCTTTTGTTCCGAATTTTGGGCTTGCCGGCCGGCGTAATGCCTAATTCCGTGCAAGTCGCGTTATACCAAAGTTTGATAGCGTCCCAATTCCAACTAATGGAATACCCGCCTTCTCCGATATTGGCAAGGGGGATAAGCGTTGTAAACTCTCGGCAAATGGCCGTTTTAGCCTTCCGCACGTCTACCGGTGCGTCCGGGTCGGGGATAAGTCCGCTTTGGTTGCAAAGTATCAAATCCACGTCGTCCGCCGATAGCTGGAATTTGCCGACCGTCTTAGTAATCCATTCTTTGTAAGTCATCGGGTAAGGGTATTAGGATAGGGGCGACCGTTGCCGGCCGTCCCTTTCCGGTTAGTGTGTCCAGGTGCTGTTAGAAGTGTCCATAAGGAAGGAACGGCCCGAAGAAAGCCAAGCCGGGAAAGCGTTTGCAATTCCTACGGTAACTTCTTCGATAGGTTCCTCGGTGGAATACTTCTTTACGCAGGTGTGGCCGTTCATAGCTTTGATTGCTACGGAACCTTTAAGGTTCATATCGGCCGGCTTCTTCCAATAGGTCGAACCGAGTACCTTGCTTTCGCTGAACATTACCACGTTGTCGGCGAACGGGTTGCCGGTAATGCGGCTTCCGTCGTCCTTCTCGATAGTAATATCTTGGTCGATAACTACGACCTGCAAGCCGCGCAGGTACGCCAAACCCTTCATAGCCGCGTTTACCTGTTCCAAGCTCGGCGTTTGTGCGATGTTCAAGGCGTTAGCCGCGAACGAAGCGCAAAGTTTCGTTACTTCCTCGGTCTGAACCATAAGCGCGAAGGTGTCAAGGTTCATAAAGGCGTACTTCAAGCTAATACCCTTTTTCTTGGCCTTAGCTACGATAGCCTTAAAGTCCTTGCTAAACGGTTTCGCGCCGGTGGTGTTCCAAGCGGCCGAGCCGGTCTGAAATCCTACCTTCTGCGTTGCGTCGATTTGATAATCTACGTCGTACTCGGTAATTACGCTATTGTTGTTGTCGTTGGTAAGCGTTACTTTGCCCAACGAAATAGACTGCAACGCAATCCATTCCAAGCGAGCGGCCACCCCGTCCCAGCAGTACTGCGTATCTTCGGCCCACGCTTCTACCAACGCCCGAAGGTCGGGGTTCGCGGAAGTCATGGCGACCATAATGTCGTATTCGTTAAGCTCGTTTTCGTCCTTGGTACGCTTAATAGCCACCTTCGGAATATCGCCCTGAATACGCGCGATAGCTTCGCGGGTCTTTTTGTTGATACTTGCGCCGCGTGCTACAAGGTCGCCGGCAATCTTTAACCCTACCTGCGCTTCAAGGGCTTTCCAGGTAAGCGTGTAGTTCTCCTTCAAGGGGAACAAGGTAGGATAGTAGTACGGTTTAAGGTCGTAGGTGTTAATTACGGCCTGCATATCCCTTTCGGTAATGCCAATCATTAAGCTCCTTTGCATAACTTTTCCCGATTAAATTAGATAAACTGAATACCGGTAAGTTTGGCTTTCACTTCGGCACCGATAGGCGGGATATTGCTTTCCCGAATCTGCCCGATAGTCCAAGCGTTTACGATATGGTTGCTAAGTTCGTCCACGTCATAGCTTTCGCCTACAAGGGCTACCGGTGCGTATTTGAAAGCTGACCCCGAAGCCCCGGCCTTGGCTGCGAGGTAAAGCGAATCGCCGGCTTTTGCGGCCGTTCCGAGGGTGGTGTCTACCGTAAGGTCGTCGCTGGTTGCGTCGTCTGCGTTGGTAGCAATCTCCGTAATAGTGTATGCCTTTGAACCGGTCGCAAGCATAACTACGTCGCCTACTTTGAAGTTATGGCCTTTCTTCACGGTATAGGCCGTTGCCGTGTTCGTCGCGTCGGCCGAAAGAACGGCCACTTTGACGACGTGATAAAGCCCGTTTTCGTCCTTGCCTACCGGCGTACCTTCGTGCAGGACTTTCTGCGTAAGGTCGGCGGCGGAAACGGTAATACCGTTCGGAATGTCGGCGAGCTTGTGGGTAAACGCGCGAATTACGCGGTTATCCTTTTTCCTGTCGATTTTAAGCATTTTACAAGTGTTTAGCGTTAAACCTCTTTACCGCCCAAGCCCTTATTTTCGGCTTCTGCGGCCTTTGCCTGTATGTAGCTTTCTACGCCCGCGCTTACTCCGTCCTTGTTGGGGGAACCAAGTACCGGTTTTTCGTGAAGGCTTAGGCCCCGGTCTGCCAACTCTTGGCCGAAGGCTGCTACGTCGTTCTTGGTTTCGGTCAGATACTCGTTAAAGGCGTTTTCGTCGGCAAAGCCGCCAAGTTTGGCTACTCTGTCGAAATCTTTAAGAACCTTTGCTTTGTAGGCTTCGGGTACGTCGGCAAGCTCTTTAACAAGCGTTTCCCGGCGGCTGGCGGTTACGGCCGCGCTTTGAAGGTGCGTTACTTCGGACTGCAAGCCCTTAGTAGCTTTCTCTACGGCGTTCGTAATCATTTCCTGCACGGTTGCTACGTCCAAGGTTCCGGCCTGTGCGGGTGGGGTACCGCCTTCGTCCGGTTTCTTTTCCACAAAGTCGTACTTCTTACGCAGGTTGTCCTCGCGTGTTTTGTTCGCTTTGTCTATCTCAGCGTCCGCGTCTTTGCGCCAATCCGCTACAAACTTCGCTACGGCTTCGGCGGTAAGTTTACCTACGATACCGGTAGCTTCTTCCTTGGTATTAACCTGCATGGCGATAACTCGCGCAAGCTGGTTAAGCCCGTCTTTTCGCACGCCCGGAAACTGCGTTTCAAGTAGTGCAATAATTTCGTTTAGTTCCATTTGATTTTTTGGATTTAATTAAACCTGCGACAAAGAAACGTATTATAGTAATGCGAATCGCCGTATAGCGTTGCGAGTTTTTTACATTCGTTTCAACAATCCAACCGTAAGGGTGCGGAAAGGCTTATAAGAAGCTGGGGCGGTCTTTGTTCGCCTTGGTAGTTGAAAAGGCAATTTTCAAGAAATTAGCAACGCAGTACAAAGAATAGCAAAAGAAGGCGATTTTAGCCCGTTTTATTCTCCAAACAAGGAAATATACCAGCCAACCGCACAAAATCGAACAGCGGGCACGAGAAAGGGCAAAAACGGGCGTTCTTGCTTTGCCGGTTGTCCGGCCTTCTCGGATAAGTGGGGGAAAAGGGGATTTTGTTACCGCCGTATTACTATCAACATTCCGCCGGCGGAACTACCAACATAGCGGCGGTTACTATCAACATTTCGGAAATGGTGGTAGCTAATGTTGCAAGCTGCCCGGTAATGTTGCAAGTTTGGGGCGCAGGTCGAAAGCCCGTTTTCCCTCTCTTTCCCCCTGCACCCCCTTTCTCTCTTATATATCTTTATCCTTATATTTATCCACAGGGGCTGGGGTAGCCCCTGCCAAGGAGCTGCCCAAGAACTGGGCAACTCCTTGTTTTTGCGTGCGCTACTTATTGATATATAATTATTTATTGATTTTGTAAAAATGAAAATTACGCCGAATGTTCCGCGCGAAATTGTGGGGCTGCCTTGGGGCTGGTTAGGGGCTGGGCTGGGGCTTAATCTCAAAAAATGAAAAATTGCAAATAATTGAATTATAACACATTAAACAACGAAACAAGCGTAACTATCTGATTCCGAAGTACCATAGCCCCAAGCCTGCCGCTGGGCTGGTGCTGGCCTGCTCCTGCGTAGGGGCTGGGTAGCCCCTGCCTTGCTCTTTGCGCGATTTTCCGCCGTAAAATAATGTTGTTTAGTGTTTTTGCAGTATATTTGCAACGTTTCCGGGGAGAAATCCGGGGACGCTTGTAAAAGCGTATAGGAATCCGCATTTGAAAATCGCCAATTTTCCAAACCGAAAGGATAGCCTATTAACGCTCGCTGGCTGTATATCCATTTTCGATATATCGCTAAGCGTGGGTTATAGTCTACTTTCGGTAGGTGTTTGGCGATACCTCAAATGCGTAGACCAATAAGGCCCACGCTTTTTTTGTTTTTGTAATGCCTGTTCGGGTTCTTGGGGCGCAAATTTTACGACTATGCAAATAGAAGAACTATTAGCCCTATTAACGCTTGCGGCAGCCTTCCTGCAAATTATCCTATTCTTCAAGTTATGGATAATGACGAATGACGTTAAGAAACTACGCGAAAATTGCGAACATTCGAATAAGTCTAACTTCAACTTTGAAATACGTAAGTCGCTTGCTTCGGGGGACAAAGAGAAAGCGAAAGAATTGTTATTAAATCGCTTTTACGATAGTATTTCCGAACTCAATTATTCGGGGTTGGATAAATCGGAAAGTAATTGGTTCCAGATTCAAAAAAACATAGACGCGGATTTTTTGAAGTTGAAAGAAAGGCTTGCTAACGACCTTTCAAAGATAGGCGAGCAACTACCGGAAAATATTAAGCAAATGAAATCCGGAAATGAATTTTACGAACTGTTTAACTAAATATCTTATGAAACACTTTTGCCTGTTATGTGCGCTTTTTCTGTTGGTAGGGTGTTCCAAAGATGAAGACCCCGGAAGAAGCTACACCGAACAACAAGAAAAAGCCTTATCCGTGTTTAACGGGACTTGGGCCGATACCCAATTTTCAAACCTTGGCGACTATCCCGGTGCCGAATTGCAACCCGACCCGGATAAAATCATATTCGGAACCCAAAACAATAAGCCCGTAGAAATCTACGAAAACGACTTTATCGAAGGTGAACGGCTGTTATTCTCTGCCTTCGGCGAATTGGTTTACCATAACGAAGGTTACGAAGATGTACCGTGCTATTATTGGGTATCGAACACGGCCGATGAATTACGCCTATACAGGACTTCCACCAAGAAGCTATACAAGAAATTCGCACTTTCTATAAAAAGCGATACGAAAATGAACCTTCACGCCCCCGATTTATCGCTACCGTACATTTTTGTAAAGCAATAGTATGAAGTGGATAAAAAAGCTATTTTTTGGCAACGCCAAGGCTTCCCCGTCCGATGACGATAGAATAAGCAACTTTTCCGTAGATGAAGAAGGAAATATTTCGGCAATCGTAACCCTTTCCGTCAATGGCGAAAAATTGGAATTTCCAATAGATACCAACGAACAAAAATTAGCGGAAGAAGCTAAGGCGAAAGAAGCAAACAAAGCAAACCCCAATTCCTGCGAACGGGAACCGGCCGAAGATGAAATAAAAGTACCTATATCGTTTTTAACACCGGAAAATATAGCTTTGTCAAATAATGGGCCTAACCTTTTCAGCATATATTTACGCGCTAAAAGATTGGGGTATAACAATATCGCAATTAAAAAAGATGTTTACAAAGAAGCATTTAATAGTATTGTGAAAAATAGACGGCTCAATTATTCAATACAACGAACCGCATCGTTAAACATGCTTGGTATCGCTTATGAAAAGAAGGGGGAAATAGAAGCCGCCATACAAGTTTACGAAGAAAATATAGCCATGCGTTCCAACGGTCGGCACTCATACGATAGGCTGAAAATCATATATCGCCGACAAAAAGATAGGGAAAACGAAATACGGGTTTTACGAACGGCTATTAGCGTATTTGGGGAAGGCTCGGAATATAACGAACGCTTGCTTAAACTACTATCCAAACCAAATAAACCCGCATGATACGAGAAACGGCCCTATTTCCGTTTATCTCCTTTGTCGGGTACCAGCCTATACCCTGCGGAATTGAAGGCCACAAAATCGAAATTCGGGAAAAATAAGGAAGGAGTAGCACCGCGCTACTCCTTCTTCTTTTCTTCTGTATCGTCGTCTTCCGCCATAGCGTCGGTTTCTGCTTCCCAACGGTCGATAGCGGCCGCGTGTTCCCGCCGGTACGCTTCTTTTTCGTCCTTCGGCATTGCGTCCCAATCCTTACGGGCCTTCGCCCATTTATCGTTATCGGGCCACTTATCTATTTCTTTTACTTCTATCATAGCTCTACAAGTGTTATGCGGACTTCTTGCCCGGAAATTTCGTGCTTCACTATCTTAAACCGGGTGCCGTTAGTAAATAATACTTCCTGCTGGTCTTCGGTAGCAAATTTACCGTTAAATTCCGAAATATCGGATATGTCGCGGCCGTTTTTACTCTGAATCTCAAAAAGTATCCGTACTTCCGACTTCTTCAAATCCCGATAGCTGGCAAATCGCCAAGCTACGGCCGGGGTCTTCGTCGATGAAGTGAAAATAGCGTGTTTTATTTCGTCCCTGCCAGCGTAAAGGCGTTCGTAATCCTTCCGCTTCATAATCGCGCCTCGGTAGACGGTTCCCCGATACTTCGGCAATTCTTCCAACGCCTTAGCCATAAGGGAAGCCGAAGCCTTGTTAAAGTCGGTAAGGGTGCCTTTATCCAACTGCTTATTAAGCTGCCGGTAGTTCCCGCCTTGCTGGGTGTAGTGATGAAGGGCCGCAAGTTCTGTATTCTGAATATCCGGGTAAAGCGTACTAAGCAATTGCGTTGCCCGTTCCATTGCTTCGGCTGTGCTTCTTGCTCTCGTAAACTTCCGTTCTTCGGCGGTGTAGGTGTTTACCGGCAACGTGCCTATACTTTTACGGTTATCCCGAACAAAGTACGGTAAGGTCTTCCAACCTTTCGAGCGTTCCTCGTTTTTGGCTATCCAATCGGTCAAGGCTTTCGGAACCTGCGTTACGGTGCGCTGGGGGTTCGGTTTCCAATCCTTCAACTTTCCGGCCTTACGTGCCCTTATTCGTTCCCTAAAATCGCTTTCCGAAATAAAGATAGGCACCATTTCGCAACGGCAATGCGGATGCCAACCCGTCCAAAGGAAAGTTTTAGGGTATCGACCGGCTAATACGTCGCAAATATCGTATAAGGTTCGTAATTTACCGTTAATTACTACCGTATGGTTATTGCTCAACCGAATTTCGTACCCGATAATAAGGGGGTTATTTTGGTAGCTTTCCCACTCTGCACGGCGGTAGGCGGCGTTCATTTCGGTAACGGCAAGGCGGCGGGCGTTCTTGTAAGCTGACCTATATACGCCTTGGCCGGGGTGGTACTGTTTCGCCGCTTGGCTTAATTCAAGTTCCCCGGTTTCCTTGTTGCGAACCCGTCTATAAAGCGCGTCGGGATTGCTCAAGTACCCGCGAAGGCTACGGCTTACTTCTTCCGGGCTTTTCCCTTCAAGTATGCCGTTTTGTATGATAATTTCAAGTTCTTGTTTCGCCTTCGCCGTCAAGTTCCAAACACGGGTAGATAGGTTCATACCCTCGCGGCTGGCGTTGGCGTAGGCGTGGCCCGTTGCTCCTTTGGCCCGGTGTGCCTTTACTGCCTGTTCGCAAATGTCGGTAGTTTCTTTACTCCGTGCCGAGGTCTTCCCGAATACCTCTAACGCCTGTTCCTTTACCCGTGCTTCTCCTTTGTTCCAACTTCCTATAATACCGTTCTTGGTAATAAGGGCTGTTTTGCTGCTAAGGTCTTTTAGGTACCGGTCTAACTTGCGTTCGGCGGCCGGGTTCCCTTTCCAGGTAAAAGAAGCCCCCGATTCTATCGCTTTCCTAACCTCGGTAAGTTTTAGGGCCGCGTGGTAGGTATTGCCAAACAATGCGTAAAGTTGCTTTTCTACGCTCGCTATATATCGTATAACTTCTTGCCTTTTATCCATTACGCCCTAAGTTCTTCTATTGCAATTTGGATATACTTACTTAAAATTGCGTTTAACTCGCTGCAAGGGCCGCTAATTACGTCGTACCCCTTACTTTCAACGTATAGGGCATAATCGGCGGCGGCAACGATAACCGCTACTATGTCGTTCGGGTATTGTGCGGCCGCTTCTTCCGCCATACGCTTACCTTTTTCTACGCCTTCGCTTCCTTTTTCCCCACCGGTAGAACCGAAACTTTCTGCTACCTTTTTCCCGTGATTATAGATAACAAAACCAATCGAAGAACGTAATAGGTGTGTCCGGTCTTTGTAGGTGTTCAATAGTTTAGCGTTCCGCGTAACCTCTAAACAAGCCATTTGCATAGCGTCTACAACGGTGGCAGTTATGATGTCTACCGCTTCGTAAACGCCTGCAAATAGCTTATCTATGTCGAATTTCGCTACTATGTTTCCCATATCTTAGTTAGTAACTTGGTTAGATACTTGGTTAGTAGCTATACGGTGGGTTCGTAAATAGACGAATAGGAAGCCGCGCTTTCTTCGGTTTCTATCTGCTCTATTTCTGCGTCCGTATCGTTTACCCAGCCTAATTGCTGTACGGCCGTCTTCCGCGAACAAATAGCCTTCTGACCGGTTGCCGAAAGAAGAAGGTTTACGTTCGCCGCTTCGTCCTCAATCATAAACGGCACTATTTCGGGTTCGATAACAAGGCTACCGCAAGCGTCTACAAAAGCCTTATCTTTGGCGTTCATTTGTGCTAAAAACGCCTGTATTACGCTTAACCGACGCTGCAAATAATCGTCGAACACTTCGCATTTGTCCTGTACTTTTAGGTGCGCGTCCATAAACAGCAACTTCAAGGCGACACCCGAAACGGCCCCGATACCCTTTACCGAATCGAAAGCAATATCCGGCGTTTGCGTAATGGTGTAAATCATACGCAAAAGGGTTTCTATCTCTAATTTGACGCTTTCGGGGGCTTGCGCCCAGCTTAGATATTGTGCGGTCGCGCCTTCTTCGCCCTCGATAACGGCCCCGCTTTCGCCCTTCTTGGCCCAACCCAAAATAGTACCCGTAGTAAAGATTTTCGGGCTTGCGTGGTAGTCGTTGGTATCGGCGAAGTTAGAAAGCAACTTTTCCAAGCGGTCTATAAGGTTCTGCACGTCTTCCCATTCTACGGCGGGCTGGCGGCCATAGATAACCGGGATTTTGCCTATTTGGTTCTTCTTGGGATAGCCGTCCAATAACTGCCATTGGTTGCTGGTAAGCGTCCATTTCCGTATTTCGGTATCGGTATAGGTTTCGAAATAGGTATGTTTTACCCCCGCGCTATCCTTTACGACGTATTCGCGGGAAAAAGCTACCATATCGCCCGTTTCATCGAAGTAGGGGTAAAGCCTATCGCCGAACAATGGGCTAAAAATGGCTACCCGAAGTTTGTGCGTTGAATCGAAGCCGTAGTTTTTCGTCGGCTTCTCCACCGGGTACCAAAGTTCGGCCGATTCCTTACTGCTATACATACCCCGCGCTACCTTCCGGTTAAGGGTGCGGCTTTTGTTATCGAACAAAACACGCTTTACAGCCTTCAAAACGTCGGCTTCCTTGGTGCCTTCTTCCGGTTCCGCATTAAGAATTACGGGGTTTCCGAACGTGAAGGCTACGGCCCGCTTTACTATAAGTTTCTGAATTGCCAAGGCTACGCGGGCTACCGGCTCGATACGGAAGTTTTCGGTTTCTCCGTCGCCATTGGTAACGGTCTTTATGTTCTTCTTTTCTTCGTCGTTTATATCGAAGTCGGAAAGGTCTACTTTTACCTTCTTATCCCTACGCTTTACCGGGTCGTTTACGTCGTGGCCTTGGGGGTCAAGCTGGGCGATATATTCGGCCGCGTTCGGCTCGGTCGCATTACGTCCGTTCTTCAATTCGGCAATAGCGGTACTATGGTTCTCGCTCGCCAAAAGTTCGTTAATCTGCTTGCTGTTCATTTTATTGTCTATTGATAGTTAAACATTATGCGAAATATCCGGCCGCGCTTTTCTTACCTGTAATTGGCCGTTGCTCTACGGTTCCGGTCAATGCGTCCGGCGCGTCATCGTGGGCGTTCTTGCCAACCTTCATATAGTGCGTAAGGGCTTGGTAGAAATCGGGCCACATTTGCGCCCACCCGCGCGGGAAATAGGTAAGGTTTTGCACTTCCGCGCTATGCGTAAATATGCGTACGGCTTTGTTTTGGCTTTGGTGGAACCACTTAATACGGGTTTTGTTGTTACCCATTAACCGGGCTTGTTTCTCTACATTACGCGCGAAGCCCCGGCCGCCGTTGTTGCTCTCTACTACGGCCAATTCTACCGCGTGTTTGGTTAGCATTTCGGCCGTTTTGGGTTCGGTGTACTCCATAGGTTTAGCCGTATAAAGCACGTCCAAAATAAAGTTTCCTATCTCGGTTTCAAGGTAGGTTATCGAGCAAAGGAAATCCGCGCCTTCGTCCGCCGTATCGGTATAGTTCTTAACCTTCCGTAGCTTGGTGGCCGGCAGTATGTCGTATTCCTTAAAAGGATTTTCGTACATAAGGCCCTGCAAAGGTTTGGGGTCTTGCTGGTAAAGGCTTTCGAATACGTGCGGGTTTCGGGTGCGTATGGCTTCCAACTTTTCTAAGTTGTGGCGTTCGGGCCATAGTGCCGTACCTTCTTCGCGCGGGTCGTATTCGGTAGGTGCGCCCTTCTTAATCGCTTGGTAGGTTACTACTACCCACCCGTTCGGATTGTTTACCGGGTCGTATATTCCTTGCTGCTCCAATAGGCGGCCGGCTAAGTCCTTTTCGTGCCAGCGGGTAAATACTATAAGCTGCTGGCTATTGTTGTGTAATCGGGTTTCGGCAACCGTATCGTACCAATCTTCGATAGCTTCCCGAACAACTGCCGACCACGCCGTTTTAGCGTCCTTATAAATGTCGTCCATTATCAGGGTATCTACCGGTTCGCCCGTAAGCGGGCCACCTACGCCGACGGTCTTAAAACCGCCCCGGTGTCCTACTATTTCGCACTCGTCGGCATTGCGAAGCCATGCACCGGCAACGGTCGTAATGTTCGATGAATTAAGGCGCGTTTCCGGGAATATCTCGGCATATTCCGGCGTGTCTATAATGCGCTGTATTTCGCGGTTGAACTTACGGGCTTTCGGTGCCGAATAGCTTACGACGGCTATTTTATTGTCCGGATTCCGGCCAAGCATATAAGCCGGAAGGCGGCGCGTAGAACCTTCGCTTTTGCCGTGCTGGGGCGGCATGAATACCATTAGCTTTTTAATCTTCCCTTCCGCGAATAAGGTTAGAACGTGGTAATATCGTATATGAAATTCGGCCGGGTCGAAAGTAGGCATAGTAGCGCGTGTAAACGGCAAAAGGTCGGTACGGGCTTCACGTACTAACCTTTCGCGTAATGCGGTTATATACTCTATTTTCTCTTGACGCGTCATTTCCCTAACTTCCTTTCCAATTCGGCTATACGTGCGTCTAATTCTTCGTCGGTAAGTTGCCCGAACAAGTCCTTACCGTCCTTGCCCGTTACTTCGTTGTTCTGCCTGTTCTTCCAATTCTCCGGCTCTCCGTTGGTTAGTGTAAAGATTATCGCCGCCGTGTCCGGCTGGTAGTGTTTATCGACTATCTTTTGTTCCTTTATTCGCGGTATCTCCTTGCCGTTTACGTCGTACTTGCCGGAACCTACCGTAGTGATGTGTTTTTCCTGCACCGTGTACCCTTGTATCTTTCGTAGAAGGCTTTTTTTCGCTTCGGCTACGAAGAAGGCCATACGTTCCGCTTCGGCCTTTTTTATATTCTCCGAAAACTCCGGAAACCGGGTAATCCAATCGTAATAAGTAGAATCGGAAATTTTAACCATACGGCATACTTCCGCCACCGTATAGGTGTCGGTAGCGATAAGCGAACATATCTTTTCGGCTATCTTCTTATTGTATTTCGTCGGTCTTCCCATTACTTACTTATTGCGGTAAATCGTCCCCCGCGTGTAATTCTCCAAATTCTTCTTTAATCGCTTTCGGGTCGCCTTTGTAAAATACCAATACGTCGTCGTGAAGGCCGCTATTTGCGCGGGTCTTATTGAACTGTTCTACGGCCTTCGTTACCTGCACTTCTTCGAATTGGTCTACCGTTTCTTCTACTGAACCTTTACAAAAGACTAATACGTTTTGGTGTAGCTTACCAACTTTGCGGCCCCCGTTAAATTGTCGGCGTATTCTCATTGCAAGGCTGGTAACTTGATTTACTAAAATCAAGTGGTTATAGTAGCTTAGGCCGCATTCCGTAAAGGCTTCGATAGTATGGCCTATAAAGTTCCGGTAAATGCCCTTTTTATCCCGAATATCCCCAACTACAAAGACGGCAAAGCGGTTGTTCTTCAATCGGGCGCAAGCCTGCTTTATCGCGGCTTTGTAGGCTTCCAAGAACTGCGGGTAATCCATGTTGGAAATATCGCGGGGGTCATTGCTATATACTTCCAAATCCGCGTATGGCGGGCAAGAAAATACCATATCGAAGTCGCCGGTAATGCCGTTCTTTTGTAGCACGTCTTCAAGCTGCGTACTATCGCCAACTGTCCAACGCGGCGCAATGTCGGCCGGCATGTTACCTAATACTTCTTTCGCGTTCTCGATATTGGCTACTACTTGTTTTTCCCGAAGGTCGTTACCAACGTAGGGCATATTCAATTTTGCCGCTACGATACCGCGAACACTTCCACCGGCGAAAGGGTCTAAAATGCGGCCGCCCTCGATATTGAACCAACGGTAGGAAAGTTCGGTTAGAACGGGGTCGAAGATTGAGGTAGTAGTCATGGCCTGTATTCCCTGCTTCTCCATTTCCGCTAACACTTCATCGGCGGAAGGCTCCCGGCCCAACTTTTCCCGAAGTGCGTTTTTGGTGTCCCAATAAATAGGCGGTTGCGCGTCTTTGGCAAATGTCAAATCGTCGTCCCTGCCTTCCTCGCTCTTTATACCTATTTCCAACCAAGCGCGGCGGCGTTCCTGCCATTCGGCCGTACGGGTATTAAGCACGGAAAAAGGCGGCATTACAAAGTCGTCTTTAAGCCTTCTAAGCTGTTCTTCGGTATCTTCTTCCCCTTGGCCGCCTTCTCCGCCGTAGCTTTCCAATTCTACGCCCCAATCGTCGGGGGCTATATCCCACTTATCCGACGCTTGGGTAAGTGCCGCTTCGTCCCAAGCCAAGTTAGCGGCCCCGGTCGCATTATCGGCTAAGGCAAGTTCGCGCCCTTCCCGCGTGTCTAAATCTATGTCGGTACGCTTTACCGCTACTATTTCTTCGCCGGTGGTTTCGACTATCAAAACCTTTTCTAACCCGATTTGCCCGGCGTTTTCTACGGTCTTGTTTCCGGCTATAATACGGTTGTTCTTATCCAAAAGAATAGAACGGCCCGCCCCGAATTGGCGCAGGCTCTTTTCTATCAAACTTTGGCCGAACTGCGTACCCTTGTTAAAATTCACGTCGTCCGGTACAAGCTGGGCTATATCCGCTTCTATAATCTTCTTCGGTGCCATAGGCTCTACGCGATGAAGTGGAATACCAGGCGAGCCAATAGCACGTTAAGGACACCGGCAAGAACACCGACTACCGAAAAAATGAAGTCCCAAACTTCCGGGGTTCCCTTCTTGCTGAATTTGTCGTAAAGCTCTTTCCCTGCGGCGGCCGCAATCCCGGCGCAAAGGCCATAGAATACACCGAAAAGCCCCACGAAGAAGGCGATAATAAAGCCGGCCGCTAAATGTAGCCATTTGTCCGAACTGAATAAGTAGCCCTTAAAGGTCGTAAGAGCCTGTAAAATCTTTTCTTTCATACCTGCGTACGTTTATTTGTGTGTAAATATTCGCGTTACGCAAAAATAAAAGAAGCGTATTATAATAATACGCTTCTTTATCCAAGAATAATTAAAAAGTTACCAACATAAACGGGGGATATATGCCCGTATAACCTGCTGGAAATCTCCTAAGGAACGGCAAACGATGTACTTATTACCGTGCGCTTCGGCCAACGCTTGCCACTCCTTTTGCGTGGGTGTTTGCCGGCTGCTTTTGCTGGGGGTCTTAAACTCGATACAAAGGGAATGAAACCCGCCGGAAGGATAAAGTAGGATAAGGTCGGCTACCCCGGCAGTTACTCCTTCGCCCTTCATAATCGCAGCTTCCCTTGCGTTCCTTGCCCCGCCGTTCGGAACCGCGAAAAGAAGGCGGCCTATTTTCGGGTACTGCAACCGGAACCAAGTAACGCAGTCCTTCTGTATTTGGCTTTCTATATGTCGCATTTAACCTTTGTTTTATACCAAATCTTATGTTTTTTACACGCTATCGCATTGCGACTTTTTATTACGTTCTGTAACTTGCAATGGTCGTTATTGCTGGTTGCATCTCGTTCAAGGTATATGCAACTCCAACAATGTCTTTTTTTGCTTTGTCCCATAAATTTTATTCTTTTTCGTATAAGCGGCAAGCCGGGTTAGTTACCTTTATTCGCTTCAATCCGTTACCCGTTCTTCGGCTCTTTTGAAGGGCGCAACTTTGCACTATCTTCGTGCTATGGTCGTTCAATTCCCAACGCTGGCGGTGCTTACAAGTCCGGCAAGTCGGTAATTCCTGTTTGGCTCCGGTTTTAACGGCGGCTATAAATTTGTCGTAATCCATAGCCGAATATGCCTTTAACCAATCTTCGCGTACCAAAATATCGCGCTGGGGAACATAGGCGTAGAATACGCCATTTACCCGGCACCCGCCCGAAAAACGAGCGACCGATAAATACGGCTGCTTCGTAACGTCGGCAACTACTATAACTTTATCTGTGTCGAACATACCTATTCGTGTTTAACCGTTAATAAATACTTCTGTTCCCGTTCGGCCCGCTTAATCAATCGTTCTATATCTTGCCCCACGTCCGTACCGTTCCCGTTCTGAAATCCCACCCAATTTTTTACCTCGCAACCTCTAAGGGATTTTACTTTAAGAACCTGTATTAACGTCGAAGAAAGACCGCTTAACCTACAAGCCAATTCCTTCTTTTCGGCTTTTAGTGTCCTTATTTCTTCCTGTAAAGCCTTAGTTTTTTCGTTCTGCTTCATACTCATTATTTTGCTTTCTATAATCAAATAACCGGGGCTTTACCCCTTCGCGGCGCATAATCGAAGCAAGGATAGTTATTTCGCCTTGCGCGTTTTGTTGCTGGCGTTCCGCATCCTTAACGACGGTTATAACCCCGTCTTTCTCCCAAAGTAGCCCCCATTTATCCGGCAAATCGACTTCGGTTATCAATCCTTCGGGACTGCAATAGTACCGAAAGGCCCCTACGCCTTCTTCCGGCTGCTGGCGGAAACTCTTTTTTGCATCGGCCAAGAAGTCGGAACGCGAAACCTTCACTTCGATAAGAACCGTAGCCCAATAGTTCCACCCGAAAACGTCCGGGGTTTCCGGGTTAGCTGTTACCAATTCTACGGCAACGTATGGGCAGTAGCTGGAGCCGAATTTTGGCTTTCGTAACCATTTTCCCGCTAATCGGCATAATTCCCGGTGTCGGCTGTTATCGTGCGGCTGTTTTGGTTCCGGGAAGGTGGGGGCAGTATCAATAGCCCCCGGTCTACATCCTTTTCTTCCCATAGCTTCGTTTCATTATGAAGCGGCCAATAGTGCGGGCCGCAACCCAATAACCGATAGTTTCCATGTATAGCCAAATAGCCCGCCTAAGTTTTCGTAATGCGTCCTGTACGCTACTGGCAATCCAGCGATGTTTTATGCCGTTCTTAGTATCTTTAAGTAGGTCGGCGTACGCTTCGGCTCGCGTACGGAAGTATGTATTTTCGTACATTATTCGCCCCGTGTGGGTGGTATTGGGCCAACCGTATTCCTCGCATTGTTCGGCCTTTACTGCCCAATTCTCGGTAGTAAATACCGGAAGGTTCCGGGCGAAGGTGTCCGGTTCATCAATCAAGGCCCGAAGTACCCCGTTCTTTTCGTCTACCTTAATACGGGCGGCAAGTTGTCCTATCTCGCTATCCTCTCCGGGCGTAACCAAAGACGAATAGAACACTTTACCGGTTTCTATATTTATGGCTATAAGTCCGTGAACATATCCGGAACCGATACAAATACAATCCCCGCCGTATTTTTCTTCGTTATAGATAGCTACGATATGCTTTATATCGTAATGCTGCTTTATTGCTTTGAATCCCATATACCTATTTTGTTGTTTGTTTGAACCATGCCCGGTAACAAAGTTCCCGAAGCAAATCCGAAAGAATAGCTAACCCCTTGGAAAGCCATAGGCAAACCAATTGAAGCGGCACTACCGTAAAGAATACAAGCCAAAATATCGTATTCCATAATAGGCCGGTGCGCCTTTTTACCTTTATCGTGTAGGTAATTTCCCCTTTGTTCATACCGTTACTTTTTTAGCTTCTACTTCCTGTTTCGCCCGATAGTTTACTACCGTTTGGGCTACTCTGAAAACAAGCCCGGTTATCGCGTCGCGCTGGGACTTCGGCAGGTCGCTTTCAAGGTTCGCAACCTTTATAAAAGTTTCCCTAATACCTTCTACCGTAAATATCCCCGCGTCCTTCAAAGCGTCGTACGGTGTCCGGCGATACCTACAACCTTCTTGCGGGGCCGGTCGTTTGTTGTAGGCTTCAATCTCGTAGCCTAAGAACTCGTTAAATTTGTCGTCCTTAATAATGTCCTTTACTTTCATATCTTTTTTTGTTGGTGTTTAGTAGCGTCGTTTCGTAAAGTGAATAATGGCAAAGTCAATCGTAACGGCAGAGGCGAGCCCGGCGAACTGCGGGTACTTCTTATCTGCTTCGGCGAAAACCGGCGCGAACCATGCCTTAAAATCGTCTACCGTAAGCCCGTCGTTTTCGGCTAAAATCTCCAAGGGGACGGGGTGGCCGTCTACCTCCGCCGTATAATCGTAATACATGGCAGTTGCTATCGGTTTATCCTGTTCTTCCGCATAGTGATTTATTACACGACGTTCGCGCCGTAACGCCAACCTTTGCACGCCTACAATGCCGGCCGGAATCTCGGTTATAACTTCTTGGGGGCTTCGGTATGGCTTCGCGCTCCATTGGCGGACGCTAAGAACTCCACCCGTAGCCGTTATTTTTTCGATTTTTGCCCGCCAATACCCGTAATTGCTTCGGCAGGTGTGTACCTTCCGCCCGTCGGCTACTTTGGCTATAAAGCCCGTTTCTTGCCCTTTACGGGGGTGCTTCGGGCCGAAGTATTTGCCAAGTGTTACTACTGCTTTCATACTATTGTGTTATTAAAACGTCCGACTTATTCACGGTTACGCATATTGGCTGTAATGGCTGGTTAAATGTTCGAAGGGCTACCCAAAGTTCCCCGGTTTCCGCTATCTTCTTCCGTTCTTCTTCGTCCAACTCAAAGCAAAAAACCGCCGTTCCGTCTTCTGATTTATATGCAGGAAGGGGGTAATATTCGGGTTGATTTTCTCCGTAAACTGCATTTACTTCCTTAAATTGTTTTGCTTTCATACTCAATATTTTAATTAACTTTTGTTCGGTTATAAAGTAGGTGCGTATCTATTCCGGTAGCGTTAAAGACCAAGGCCCGAACGTCTTGCCCTAATTTTTCTACGGCTTTTAAGGTGTCTTCTTGGCTAACTCCTTCGGCCTGCTGCTTCTCGAAAAACTTATCTAATAGTGCGCTCATAAATATTTTTGTAGAAGCCCGGAACCCTTCTAAGGTGTAATTCGGTTTTGCTCCGTTAAATGCTTCGTACTCCCAAAGGGTAGCTTCCATTTCTTCAAGCACGGGGCTTAATTTCTTTCCTATCATATCGGTAATTGTTAAAATGGTAAATCGTCTACTTCTTCGGGTTGCTGATATGCCGGCGGAGCGTAAGTTGGTGTAGCGGCCGAAGTCGTTACGGCCTGCTGGGGGGCTTCTGTTTGGTCGGCCCGGTTTCCGCCTAAAAGCTGCAATTCTCTAACCCGGCAATTTATACCGGCTTGCAATGCTCCGCCGGCTTCGTATGCCTTGGCCGAAAGTTCGCCACGAATGAATACGCGGGTTCCTTTCTTCAAATAGTTAATTACCGGGCTTTCTCCGTATTTAAGGCAACTTACCCAAGTCGTACGTTCGTGTCGTTGCCCCTGCGAATCTTTATAGCTTTCGGTATGGGCTACGCTGAAAGCTATGTACTTTTGTCCGTTAAGGTCTTTAATAATGGCGTCCGCTCCGAGGTTGCCAATTGCTTCTAATACTAACATATTGCTTTAATTATTTGGTTATTAACTCTATTCCTTTGGCTACTACTAACGGCTGTTCTTCGCTTAATTTCCCGATAAAAGCCGTTATAATTCGCCCTTGGTCGGGGTTTATGCCTAACGGCGAAAATGTCCCGTTACTGTTCTTTACTACCAGCAAAATAGCTCCTTCCGGCAACTTGCTTAAATCCTTTGTTTTCATTTTGTTTTAAGTCCTTCTATCTTATAAAAACCTTCTTCCGAGGCTTCGATAAGGTTGTACCTGGTTGATTCTTTAATTTCGATACCTATACGGCGAAACAAGGGCGCGACCCGAATACACGTAACCGAACAGACCCCATTTTTCCGTACATAAACCCGGAAAGCGTCGGGGTCTGTATTATAGGAAACTTTCAAGTACAAAGCCCCGCGTTCATCGTGGGCCAATAGTACCCCTTTATGCTCTGAAAGGTTAAGTTCTGCAACTGCTCGGCTACTGAAAAATAAATAGCCGGTAGAAGCCAACGTAACGAACATTTTACCGGGTTTCGGTGGTTTAATAATTCGTAGTGTCATTCTATGCAACTTTTAATAGTTCGTCTACAATTTCTTCTACCAAGGCTTCGCATAGAACACGGGCTATATTCACTTCTACCGCATTGCCGATAAACTTCTTTTGGTCGGCCTGCGTTCCTATAAGGGTGTAGTTTTCCGGAAACCCCATAATTCGCTTTAACTCGATAATTTTTAACATTCGCATTTTTATATCGACGATACCGTAAAGGGCCATAAACTCCTTTATTTTCCGCATTGGGCCGCTATCGGTTTCGTAAATCTCTATTGCCAATTGTCCGCACTCCGTAGCGATAAGGTACGGGGGCTTTTTATCCATTTTGGCAATAAGGGTAAAACACGGTTTTTCGACGGAACCGCCGGCGTTAGAAAATTGAGGGTTCATAAGATACCATTTGCAGGCTATTACGCTTTGCTTTGGGTTTGTCATTATTGCCGGGCAAGGCTTATCCAAGTCTGATAATTGCCCGCCGCCGCTATAACTATTCGCTATAAATTGCGGTCTTACCACCGAAAGCCTATCTTTCGTTGTAAGGGTCGGCGAAGGCGCGTTTACGGAATGATTATGCCCGTTTCCGTAATATGCCGAAAGAAATTCGGCCCCTACTAAACTATGGTGGTCTACGGTCGTAATGGTTCCCGCTACGTTGTCTACGCTGGAAACCTTGCTTTCCGGGTGTCCGCTAAAATGCTTTGCGAGAAAATGAATGTTCGCTATCCCTAACCTGTTTTGGCAAGCTACGGTAGGGCATGGTTCATCTATCGAAGGCGGGATATGCTTCCCCGTCTTCTTATTCACTGAATTATATTTAATCAAAAACGAATCCTTCCCGCCCGCAACGAATTTTATAAGGCCGGCGTATATGCGTTCTAAGGTCTTAGGCGAAAGCGGTTTTTTACGATTAAAGATACTTTCCCCTTCATCGGCAAAGTCTAAAACCTCTTTTACAGGCTTCCACTTCGCCAAGCTGCCGAAAAGGTCGCCGCCCCCGGTCTTTGAGTGGGTAGGCTTCGGCCATACAATAGGTAGGTACGGTTTGGCAAATATCCCGAAGAAACGCTTTCGGCTGGTATAGGCCCCGTAATCCGCCGCGTTAAGTATTCTATGGTCGAATTTGTACCCGTAGGCTTTTACGTTATCTACCCAAGTGGTATAAAGTCGTCCTTTATCCCGGCTAATCGGTTTCCCGTTTTCGTCCAAGTCGCCCCAGCTCATAAATTCTTCTACGTTCTCGATTTGGATATAATCGGGGGTAAGGGCTTCTATGTACCTAAACAAGTGTTCGGCAAGGGTACGGCTATCTGCGTCGCGTGGCTGGCCGCCTTTGGCCCGGCTGAAATTGGTACATTCAAGCGAAGCCCAAAGTACAATTTTCGCCATAGGGTACATTTGGCGCATTTCGGCCGTATGTTCTGCCAATGGGCGTAAGTCCAAAGTTCGCATATCTTCCGTATAGTGCTGCGCTTCGGGGTGGTTGGCCGCGTGGCTCGCTATGGCGTTCGCGTCATGGTTTACGCAAGCTATAACTTTCGCGCATTTTTGCCCCTTATAGTTGGCCTTCTCTACGCCTGTACTTGTTCCGCCTGCACCGCAAAACAAGTCTATATATAGTAATCTAATGTTGTTCATTTCGTATTATAGTCAGACGATTTCGTGGAAAATTAGTCTTTTGATAGGTGGGCTTTAACTGCGTTTACATAAGCCCTAAATTCGGGGGTATATCGGTAATCGTCCGGGTACTTTCTTAGGTAGTAGATAATAGTAGCGTGGTTCCGCTTCATCTCTTTTGCAATCCTTACCACCGTCGCCCCTTCTTCCCGGCATAGCTGGGCGAAAATCATACGGGCGAAGACCTGCTTTTGCTCTCGACTTTCGCCTACAATATCGTAGAAGGCAACGCCCATGCCTTCGGCTATCGCCTGCTTTATCTGCCGGAAGGTCGGCTCTTCTTCGTAAATAATTGTCTTGCCCGTTAATTCGGCTAAATTCTTTTCAAGCGTAGCCCCTTTGGAAAATCCCCAATCGGGCAACAAATAGATAGCCTTACACCCCATAAGTAGAAGTACGTCCATAGCTACGTGGACTTCCCAAGAAGCGTTAGCGGGAATACCGTTTTTAAGCGGGTTTACCACCTCGTAACCTTGGGCTTTCAACATGGCTTCCGCCGCTTCGAATTTGGCCGTTACTTCTTCTATCGGCTGGCCGCTAATTTGGCCCGAAATGTATATCTTTTCCATATTGGCTATTATTTTCTGTAAGAGTAATTTTCAAACGCTATTCTATCGAACATTTCCGTAAATCGGTCGCCCAAACGCGGGCCGTATCGTTTGTAAAAATCTTCGTCGTCTAAATTGGTGGTTACTAACGTCCATAGTACCCTATCATAGCGGTAGTACATAATTTCGGTAAACGGGCTTATCTCATTGCCCCAAACCTTAACTACTGCGGGTTCTACACCTACGTCGTCTATAACCAATAATTCGGCTTTTTTTATGCTGTCGAACCGTTCCGGCTGGTTCTTGGCTATATCTGCAAGTTCCAAGGCCGATACAGTCCTAACCGTCTTACGCCGGTCGTAATATGTGCTTTCGTACAAAACCTCTATAAGCCTACCTATTGCGCGGGCTAACGTGCTTTTACCGTTGCCTACCGTCCCGAATAGCAGAAGCCCCGGTTTGCAATTCCCGGTAAGCCATTTTGCCGCCTTTTTTATATGGCTTTGGGTCGCTTCGTCGTCGATGAACTGCATACGCCGCCGCATAACTTCGGCTATATAACATTCCCGCAACATTGCCGGCACGTCTTCGGTGTACTTATCGACCTTAAAGCGTGTCGGTATATTTCTTTTTTGAAGTACCGCCCGGAACCGCTCCAAGTCCACCCGTTGCGGCCCCTGTTTGTTGTCCTTTTCGTCCATTTCCGCTATTTCCTATTCCGTTACTTTCCCAGGTTCTAACCGCCGCCCTCCAATCCTTCATACAATTGCGGCCCACCTTCCAACCGTTCGCAGTATAATAGTCTATCCACGCTTGCGGGTCTATGTCGTTACCCCGTTCTTGGCAATACGCCGCAACTTCTTCTAAGGTGGGTTTCTGAAAGATTTTACTGCCTTTCGTTTTAGGGGCTTCCCGGCTCCTGCCTTGGGGCTTGTCAGCCCCTAATATCGGCCCTTGCGGTAGCTGGGTAATACCTTCATTCAATACCCGTATAAGGTCGTATTTTTCAAGTTTTTGCAATACCGATTTATGCGCGTTGTTCGTAGGGTTCAAGTTCGATACGCCGCCGTACTGAAACACGATAAATTCGGGCAAAAACGCCTTACTTCCATTATTGAAGAAATAGATTCTTCCGGCAAAGGCTTTTTCGAAATCTTCCAAAGTGTACGTTTCGCCGCAATAAAGCCCGGCTACCTCTAAGTCTACTTCCCATATTCCGGCGTTGTCGCACTCGCAAAAAAGGTACACCCAAAGCAATTTATAAGCGGGCGGTAAGTCCCTTATAAATCGTTTCTTAAATAGGTCGGTATCTATAAATCTTTTTGCCATTTTGTTACTTTTGAAAAGCTACCCCGGCCCGGAAACCGGGGTAGCTGGGTTAATACTGCTATTGCTCGATAATCGCAATTTCGGGGCTTAGTTCCCGAATGCGGGCTACCTGCACGTCTATAATTCGGTCGCGCAGGTCTTCCAAAAGCTGGCACGCTCCGGGGCTTACAAGTTGTAGGGTTACGTCGCGGCCGTTTACCGAAGCGTAAAATTCCACTTCGATAGTTTCCGCCGGCATACCTTTGAAAATCGGAATTTGAAGGGTAAAGGCTTCCGGCAGGTTACTCATAACCACGCCGCTATAATTGTCTTTGAAGTCGCCCTTTTCGCTCTTTTGCTTCTCTACCTTGGAATTTACGGTAGCTTCGAAGTTTTTAAGTTCGGTTACGAGCTTCATATTCGCGGTTTTGTCCGGGAAAAATGCACGGTTCATTTTGAAGAACTGCCCCAACTCGTTAGGTTCCCAACCTTTGCCGGCGTTAATCCCAAATTCGGAAAATTTGGGGTGCGTAGTCAGTTTTCCAACGATTCGCCCGCGTCTATATTCGTCGTCTTCGTTCGTGATAAGGGTAATACTTACCTGTTCACGGTCTACTAAGACGTGGCAGCGCAACGGGTTAATTTGTTCGGAATCGTACCGCCGTAATTCCAAAAATTCAACCGGCGCACCGATAACACCGGAAAGGTCGATTTTTACCGGGGGCTTGGGGGCAAGAACTGCGGGGGCCTCGCCCTCACGTACGATAATTTCCGCCTGCGTAGTATAATCGGCAAAACGAAAAGTACAATTTTTGAAAACAAATTGTACAAATTTTAAAGCTAGGTCTCTCCGGTACCGTTAAAAATAAAAAATTCGGTACCGGAATCTGAATTTAATATCCGATCGCAAGCCAATAACAATTTTTAGAGCCTTTACCGTACTGGTAAATGGTAACACTTGTTCTACTTTTTGCATTTACAAAAGCGATATAATCCGACTCTGTATTGTCTGCAATTGTTAATTGGACGTTCAGGCAATTGTTTGCAAAAGCGATTGGGAAATTAATAGTTCGAGATGAATTACCTTGTAAAGTTAAATATCCCCACTGAATTGTCACCCCTCCGATTTTTGCGTAGCCGTTTGTACTAGTATTCATCTGGACAGAAGCCATACCATTCCATTTCGCCTTTTCCGCATCTGTAACATGACGTGTGGAAGAGTTATTTGGATGCACATAATTATTAGCCCCGGTTTCTATTCCGTTTAACTTCGTACGTTCCGCAGCTGTCATCATTACTTTGATTGCAGAGTCCGATATCATGTCAGCGGAATGGGTCGATGGATGTACATATTTATTAGCTCCGGCTTCTATTCCTTTTAACTTCGTACGTTCCACATCGGTCATAAAACGGTGCGTAGAATCTTCGTTTACATCCGTCGCTGCATGCTTGTGGCTTGCTGCCGCATAGCTACCTTTGGGCTGATACACAGAATCGTGATTGTGGTTTGCAGCTGCAGCTCCTACTTCCGCATGAGAATAAGTCGGTTTCGTTGAAGCCTTTGCCCACGCATACACATCCGATGCCGGCATCGATGTCGGAAAATCCGTAATTTGCGCTTTCGTATGCTTGTGTCCAGCATCTGCTTTACCGTTAATCAGCGCCATAATCGTTGTTGCAAAGTTTGGATCGTTCCCTAGGGCGGCGGCAATTTCATACAACGTATCGAGGGCATCCGGGGAACTTCCCACAATTTCAGCGATCCGGTCAGCAGCATATTTTTTAGCGGCTTCTAAAGTAGCGGAATCCTTCGAATCTATTTCCCCTCTGTTATAGGTTTCGGTTTTCCGGTAAACCTGATTTCCGAGTCCGGAAACCTGATTGTCTGCATACTCTTTTGCCGTTTTCAGGGTAGTGGAATCTTTCGTATCCACCTCTGTACGGTTATAAGTTTCCGATTTCCGGTACGTATCTCCCCCCAAGTCCGTCACTTTTCCGTCGGCATATTCTTTCGCACTCCTAAGCGTTTCTGCGTCCCTGCTTTCTGTTTCTGCTTTCCGGTACACATCACCCGCCAGGTTATCGACAGCATTTTGCACAGCTGTATCTTTATCGTCCGTTTCTTTTTTCGTGTAGGTATTATTCCAGCGTGCTTTCTCTGTGTCCGTTGTCAGGCGATGCTCCGCATCGTCTTCCAGATCCGCCGTCCTTCCCGAAAATGCCACCGTTTTCAGGCCGGAAAACCATTTTCTTACCTTTCCCCACAGTACAGAAAGCGTTTCCCCGGTCTGCACATTTTCCCGTTCTCCGGCTTCTGCGAACGAAACAACAACGTCCTTACCGTCTCCGTCCTTATCCAGTTTATGCGTCACTCCGGTAACATCAAGGAACCGGCGGGCTCCGTCTGTACCGATTTCCAGAAAAGCCCGGTTTTCCGGCTTCTCTGTTACGATTTCCACTCCGTATTCGTAATATACCGGGTGCATTTTCTCATCAACGTATTCCCTCTCCACTACCTCAAAATTCAGTACGAAGTAAGCCGGAAGGGCGACCCCTTCCGCCCCGGCAAACGGAGCAACCTTAAAAGTCGTATTACCCTCCGGATCCGCTCCTGAAAGGGCAACCAGCCCGGAAGCAATATTGTATTTTCCTTCTTCTGTCCCGGAAACCTCACAGCCTTTCAGGATGCAATTTCCGAATTCTTCAAAGAACGCATCGATCACTTTAAACGGTTCAGCCTGCAGATCGATAATATGTTCCCCGGCCCAGCGGCGTACGCCTTCTACCTGTACATGTCTTCTCATATCGTTAATTCTGAATGATTTTATACTTTGTAAGTGCCTGTTTGTATTTTTCAATCTCTGTCCGGATCAGGTCGGCATCCACCCCGGCAGGGATATACACAATAAAATCCGCCTCCCCGAACTGTCCCCTAAGCTCATTTTCGAGCGGTATTTTTGCTACCGCATCTTCATGTTCCAGCCCGATTTCGGGCTGCATGGCAATCCCTTCACGCTCCAGACCGATCAGAAGCAATCCATCCCCGTACGTTTCTATATGGATGGTCGGGGCGTTGTATTTCTTCTGCAGGTACCCTTCCAGCACCTTTACCTGGTTCGTTATATTCATCAGCATGCGGATGTCATCCCGCCATATACCGAAAGCTTCAAACATTTCCCGCAGGGGCAGAACAAACGCCCACAGGAGCCACAACCGCACCCGCTGCCGTTTATGCGGCGGAAGCAGCTGCTTTACCAGATTATCATACTCAATTCCCGGATTCATACACCCATATTTTTAACCGATTCAACTACCAACTGTGAATCTCCTGAATAATCGAAATACCCGGATTCCAGATCACTGTACACGTCAAAGGGCCTGAAATCGTCGTCCGACACCCCTTTGCGGGCTATCGAATTCAGTTTACAGGTAACCACCCCTTCGGCTCCCATAACCGCATCGATAAACTGTTGCACATAAATCACACCGTCAAACCCGATGTTTGTTTTAAACGCCCCGATAGCCTCCTTTACATTTGCCTCCACCTTAGAGTAGGGATACACCGTATCATGCCACACCTGCAGGTCATACCGGATTTGATCTTCCGTTACAGAAACAACGTCCGTCACGGTACCGGCTGCCCGGATCTCATGTATATAGGCAATCAGGTTGTATTTCTCATCCGGATCCAGCGGGACCACCTTCCCGGCATCATCCAGTTTGGCCACCTTAATCGTTAAGTGCTTGCTGCTTTCCTTAATGGCCACAACCTTTACAATCCGGCTGTCCGGATCATCTTCCGCATAATACAGGGCTGCCGTATTCTTATCGAAAAGGAGTTTATGCCCGTTCTGGAAGCGCAGGCACTGTTCCCCGTACCAGCGTACCGTCCCCGGTGTGATCTTATCCGTTTTTTCCTGCACCTCTTTTTTAAACAGGTCCAGGATCACCTCGAAAGCCTGTATTGCAGTAGCTACAATCCAGGTCCAAAGCCGCCATTCCGCCACTTTGGACGTAGACAGTTTTACCTCCGTGCCGGCTTCCAGTGCTGTATTGATACCCGTCTGTATCTCATTTATTGTTCTCGCCATGTATTACTCGTTTGAAAATGTTGTTACCTCCGTATTTATTTCCCGGATTACCGATGTCTTTATCTGCCGGCTGTCCGTGTTGATCAGTACCGTACTGCCAACTTTCAGGGGAAGGTCGAACCGGAAAATCCGTTCCGCTTCCGGTACGGCCCGTTTGTCTGTCCCGGGGTCATTTTCCAGATCCGGATTATTTTCCAGAAACTCCGCCAGCGCCTCACACGTCCCGTATTGCCCGACCAGTATATCAAATACTGTCTGGTTCGGTTTAACTGTTACCGTTTTCATATTTCGCATCGATTATCAGATCTCCGCCTGATCGTTTCACATCCTTAACTTTCATCCCGTCCTTACTGCATTCCTTCCGGACGGTTCTGTAGAACTCTTCCGGATCGGAATCTCCGAGGAAATTAAAAGCACCCACGCCCCGGTCCGGGTTTTCCTTGAAGTGTCCTTTATCCGCCAGCAGTAAATCCCGTTTATGCTGCCCCGTACTTTCCGTATAGGTCAGGTCGCCCGTTCCAACCTCGACATCCCCGTCCGCCGTTTGTGTGATATCCAGCATAGCTATGAAATTGTACATTGAAATGTTCCCGTTACCGGACCTCCCATTGCCGGAGCTACCAATCCGGCCGTATAGGTAATCGTTGCGCTCTTAACCGCGTCCACTACCACATCGGCAATTTTATCCGCCACCTTATCCAGGGCGTCCTCCCGTTTGTCGTCCGCCTGATCCATCACGGCGGTAAACGCCGCTTTTATTCCTCCTTTAATTGTTGCTTTTACCAGTGCCATATTTATCCCTCCAGATAATCGTTTAAACCCTGTTTAATCTTTATAAAATCCGCCGCATTAATCGGCACCCCTGACGGTCCTACACCCGTTGTCACCGTCAGCTTCGTGATCGCGTCGATGAGTTCCTCCAGCGTTTTTTTCAGTCCGGCGCCGCCCTTGATAAACGTCAATCCCTTTTCCGTCGCCTTCACCACACTTTCACCTACTTGTAGCAGGCATTTTTCAGCATCCGCCGTGACCGTTGTTTTTTCTCCGGATTGGATCCGGACACATTCCTCCGATACCTCCACTATCGTATTCTCCCCAATCGTCAGCAGCACCTTTGCCACCTCCGAGAACATCGCCACGAAATACCGGTCGTTTGCAATCCGTTCCACCAGTACTGTACTGCCGATCCGGGGAATCAGTACCTGCCCTTTCAACTCCGTATTCTCCACAGCATACAAAAGCACGTTTTCGTATGGAATATCCTCCATTACCACCGTACACGTCCGGGATCCTTCGTTTACGGCCGATACTTCCCCGTAAAACACGGTCTCCGCGGCCTCCTGTAAACGCCGCTCGAACATCCGCCTTATTCCTTCATTTCCTTTCATACCTTTAGTCCGATTTCGACGCTCCGCCTGGCCCCCGAGGTTCCGAACGTCGTTTCCACACTTTCGATATAATACCGCCCGTTCCGGTATGCATACACTTCATCTTCCAGTTCGGCCAGCATGCCGGGAGCGGCAAACGGTACCAGGAAGGTCTGTATTTTCCCGCTGTAACCGTCGTAACTGTGCCGTTTCAGTTCTGCCTGTGCCAGGGCGGCAAGTTCCGCCTGATCCTTTACATCGTAGAAATACATCGTTTTTTCCGTTCCGTCTTCGGCTCCGATCTTTGCCTCTACCTTTGTCCCGTCCCGGTAAATACACACCGCCTTTATCTTCAGCTTAACGTCCTCTGCCAACTGGTACTTCAGATCGTCGTCCCGGATTACATTATACCGCAGGCGGTACTTTACCGTGTCGCCGACCATTTTAAAAGGTTCTGCAGCATATACCCGTCCTTCCAGATCGAAAAATACCGACAGTCCGTAATCTTTTTTCAGTTTTGCCAGTACCCACGATATCGGTTTGTTCGGTACCTGAAAGCTTTCCAGAGCCAGTTTTGCCGTGTAGCCGGCTGTCAGGCCGCATTTCCCGATAACATCTGTCAGCGTCGTTTTCCCGGATAGGGTAACACTTTGTTTCCGGCACAGGTAAAAAGCATCTTCACAGACAATTTCCAGCGGTGTTTTCAGGTTAAGCTGCTTTACATACCCCTTAAACTCCGTGTTCAGGATCCCGTCGTATCCCAGCCGGATCTCCACGGGATCCCCCGTTTTGATTTCCTTCGCCACTTCTACCTCCGTCACCGGTTTCCCGGCTTGCTTCAGCACCGCCGTCACCGGAACTTTCACCGTCGCTGTTGCCGCCAGTTCGTAAATGGACCGTTTGATCCGGACGTCATGCACGCCGCCGAACTTTTTCCCGCCTATCGTTATTTCACTGCTAAGGGTAAACATGACTCATTCAAGGGTTAGTTCAAAAGGTTTGTCTGTTGTACATTCAATTGTCACTTCCTGCTCATCTTCGACACCGGGTGTTTCCGGGAAATTCATTTCAGTAATTACGACTTTGTCGTTTTCGTCGAAAAGCAGGTCGGTCAGTACCGATTTCAATTCCACCGCCTCGTTTACGTTGTAGAGTTCCTTCAGCTCTACGATCCGGTCGGCGGGATAGGTCCCGTTTGCCGTCCTCACGACTGCCCGGATCGAAACTTTAAAATCTTCGGAACTGATCAGTTCCCGGACAGCCCCTTTCCGGCCTACCAGTGGTGTTTCAACGATATTTTTCTTTGCCGATACCGTTTTGATTTCCGCCCGCTCCAGTTCGATCGTTTTCTTTTCTCCTTCGGAAGACGTGTAAATCAGGCTCACGGGCATAAAATACCAGCGGCCTAACCTGTCTTTCCCCCGCAGCCGTGTTCCCCGGATAAATTCCTCTACCTCCGGGGCTTCCGGTTCCACTTCGTAATCTTCCTGTGCGTCCCCTTTATAGGTTCCTGCCGGACGTACCCCTGTCAAGGCTCCCGGGAAGGGGAGACCTTTCCGGGTGAGGAGAGAAACGCCGATGTTCGGAATATTAAACTTATGCTTCATACGGATCGAATATATCTGTTAATGTTTCCCGGATAGTTTCCCGGATTTCGTCGGTACCGCGCTGGTCGGTATTCTGAATGTTAATAACCACCTGCTCGCAATATTTATCCAGGTACATTATTGGTTTATTCCCAGTGGTGGTTTCTTTGTCCGGCTGTTTCTCTGTCCGGGGCAATTCCGGAGCAGCGGCCAAAACCGGGATTTCGGTCCTCGTTGCAGCCGGGACTTCCGGCATGCTGATCTGTGTGACCACAGGGATGGCAACCGGATTCACCGGATTCATTCCGCCCACGGTTACTACAGCAGCAATGGCAGCGGCAATACCCTGCAACCGGATAACACTGTCATAGATTCCGCGCAGGTAAACCGTTTTGTTCCTGCCGGTTTCCGGTTGGTTAGCGGGGTCCGGGGAAGGTTCAGGGATATCCGGAAAGATTCGGCCTTCCTGGGAAGCCGGAACCGCCAGACCACCGCCGAGTATTGAACGGATTCCGGACACATTTTCCGCAATACCTTGTAATACCTCTGTCTTATCCTTGCCTGTGTAATCGGTATTATCTACATTCACGACCGGGGCGGCGGCTCCCGGAACGTTAATATTATTTACCGGAGTACCGGGAGCAGGGGGTATAACCTGTACGGGAGACACTGCTGCTGGCGGCATTTTTACCATTGTCAGCCGGGAAGCGATGGCTGAATATGCCGTATCCCCTTTGTTGTTGGTTACCGCCTCATTCAGGTCAATTACTTCTTTTCCGGACTTCTGACCGCTGGATTTCCCCATTTTTTTCATCAGGGAATCGAAATCAGGTATCCCGGCTTTCGGCAGCTCACCCGGCTTTGCTTCCGTTCCGGGAGCCGGTTTGTTTTCTCCGGTTGCTTCATCCTTTTTCCAGGATAATTCCCAGGAGAGAGAATCTGCCGTTTTACGGGCCAGTTCTTTCACCCTGTTCGCTCCGTCGATAATCGCCTGTTTGCGGTTCTCCACATCGGTATTTATCCGTGCGATCATCGCCTGGTTTTCCGCAGAATCCCCCAAACCGACAGCCTCTTTAAACTTATACCATCCCAGTTTGATCTTATCGAGCCCCAGCATAAAGCCATTGGTAAGTACATTCCAATGGAATTTAAACGTTTCAACAAACAGTTCCCAGACGTTTTTTACAAACTGTACGATTACGTCCCATTGTTTCCCCCAACCCTGTACCTTTGTACAACAGGCCACGATGGCGGCAATCAGGCCGACAACCAGGGCTACGATCCACACCAGCGGACAGGCGTACAGGGAAGCATTCAAGGCCCATTGTACTGTTGTCCACCCTCTGGTGGCTGCCGCCACAATCCCGTCCCATACCGCTTTTGCTTTCGTCGCGATTGCTGCCCGGTTGGTCCACATTTCGTATGCGATCAGGGCCACCGTCAAGGCTCCCAATGCTGCCGTCAATCCCCACACCAACGGGTTGCCTTCCTGAAGGTAACTTACCCACCCGGAAAAAAACGATATCACCCCGTCAAGGACAGCCAAGACTCCGGAGAGTACATGTCCCAAAACGGACAACCCGCCGCAGATAACCGGAAGAAGCAAGTCGCCGATCTGCTGACCGATCCCCTTGAACTGGTCCCAGACCTCTGTTGCTGTCTGTATCGGATTCTTTGAAAATTCCAGAGCGGCGTTGGTTTCTCCGGCGGCGTTGGCAGTCGCCTGCATGGATTCAGTCAGTTTACCGAGGTCGGAACCCATAACGGCAAAGGCCGCTTTCGCTTCTTTATCGACAATCCCGACTTTCTCCAGAAAGCCGGTTTTCTGCTGGTCACTCATGCCCGCCATCACGCCGCCGAGGTCGCGGAAAATATCCACAAAATCCCGCATCTTACCCTGTGCGTCGAAAATCTTTACCCCGGCTTTATCCAGATTTTTTGTAATATCGGATCTCGACAAGGCGGAAAACATATTCCCCATCAGGACAGAGGCCCGCGCGGCATCCTGTCCTTTCCCGGTCATGTAGGCAAACACCCCGGCCACCGATTTGTATTTCACACCTAACGCATCCGCCGAAGCGATCAGCCCCGGCATATAAGTAGCGAAGTCTTTAAACTCTCCGGCCCCTACACGTTTAGCCGCAAAGAAGGTATCCAGTACCTCCAGCGAACTGGCAGAACCACCCAGAATGGACATCGTTTGTGCCAGTGCCCCGGCTACAGTAGAAAGGTCGGTAAAACCCGCCTTGCTACCTTTCAGGGCAGCGTCCAGCACATCGAGCGACATATCCACGTCCGCCGTCTGGCTGATAATCTGCTCGAAGGCTTCCGGAGCCACCCCGACATCGAATTTGTTGTCTTTCGCTATCCCTTTTATTTTACTTTCCAGATCCGACAGTCCCTTTTCATCCAGTTGGGCGGTAACATTCACCTTTGCCATCCCTTCCCGGAAACTCATCGCTGATTTCCCGGAAAAACCGATGGCAGCGGCACCCAGGGTGACAGGATTGATGAATCCCCTGATCATGCCGCCGATTTCGCCCAGATAGCCTTTCAGCTTCCCGCCCCGTCCGGCATTGTCCAGTTTTTCAATCCGGCCTGAAAGGCTGTCGATTTCCTGGTTGTATTGTTTAATCAGGCCGAGGTTGGACGGATCCAGCAGTTCTTTCTCCTGCTGTAACAGGTCGATCCGTTGTTTTAGCTGGAACATACTCCCGGAAAGGTCGCCCGTTACCCCCTGTAATGTCCTGGCCTTGTCCGACAAGGCCGTCAGCTTGCCGATAGTAGCGGAAGAAGCACCGACGATACGCTGCATCGTGCCGGATACCTTATCCTGCAAACTGATTATATATTCGTAAGTCGATGCCATATTTATCCGCCTAAAAGTTTTCCTAAATGCTGAAAATACCGGTGTTCGATCCAGAGTGCCATGTGAACCTGCGTGATCCACTCTTCATCCGTGAGTTCGTCGGGATCGAGGTGAAGGTGCGCCCGGATCAGGGCGTTCCCCTCGAACAACCACGTCCGGCTGTCTAATCCCAACGGGGCTACAGCTTTTTTAAGCTCGCCTTTTTTACTTCGATCAGTTCGGCCAGAACGCCGGACACCCCGAGAAAATAGGCATCATCCGTTTTGATTTCTTCATCCCCGTCCACCCAGCAATTCGCCAGGATCACCTCGTTGTATTTCATCGGATCGTGCTGTCCGGCCGTAGCAGCCAGCGAAAGCACTTTACGGGTAGGTTTTTTCAGATAGCAAACCTTATCTTCCACTTCGATTTCAAAGACTTCACCATGCTTTTTTTTCAGCGTTTCGACCTGTTCTTTCGTCAGTTTTTCCATCGTTTAAATAATGTTTAAAGGGTTTTTAAAACCGGGACCGGAAACCTGATCCCGTAATTTCGGTTATGCCAGTGCAGTGGTGTCATATTCCACATCCAGGGCAACGAATGGCAGCGCTATTTCAGCCTGTGCGTCTCCTTCCTTCATGCCGGAGGGTGATTCGGTAAGGGAAGCACAGCATATTTTATCTACCGTAACCACCAGATCGGCCTCATAGGTGACTATAATATCGAAATCCACATCCAGGATGTCTTTGTATCCCTTGGCCCGGGCTGCCCGGTTCAGGGCGGTCAGTTCGCTTTGCATAAGGGTCAGCGTTCCCTCATATTCCCGTTTCCCGTGCTGGATGGATTTGGGATTACGTCCCCAGCCGTGCTTCACATCCTTTGCTTTTTTCGACTTGTATTCGATCCCGGTGATCCCGACGAGGGGACGGCCGAAAACCACGACCGTTATATCTCCCCAGGCGTATTCTTTGTTGTTAATATGTATCATTTTTATACTTTTAAGGCGGGATTATCGAATCCCAGTGTCACATTGATTTCCTTCAAAATCCCCTTCGGGACAATCTTACAGTTTACGTTCATAACACCGGTAGAGAGAATGTTTTGTTCCGGGTCGATAAAACATTCAAAATCGCTGATTTCTTCCTGCATATTGGCTGCTACGGCGTTTTCCATATTGCCCTCGAAGTAGGAGCACAGATACTGCGGGAGCTGCCCGTTATCGTCTACCTCGATGCTGTCCTGAATCTCGTCCACATACGCCCCGTAAGCGATTACGATTGCTTTATCTATCACACGGCCGAGGTTCAGGTTACTGTAATCGTCCGTCAGAGGGGCAGCCATGCAGTCGTCATTGAGGTAGTACCCGTTTTTCCCGATAAACGTCCGGTAAAAGATATACCCGGCATCGTGCAGCGCATCGAGCATCCCGGCGTGCGCCTCCGGTGTCTTGCCATCGGCAAGAAAACCGGAGGCGGCAATGGTGCCGTCTTTGACACGTGCAATCGAATAATTCACCGCGATCTTGGCGGCACGGCCCAGCACCTGCGCAACAGCGGGAGAGGCAGTTTTACCGATAATTTTGTCTGCAGCCAGAATCAGGCCAACCCGGTTGTAGCTCCCTTCCCGGGGCTTGAAAAGGCTTTCCGTACTTCCGTTCCACAAAATTGCCGGCAGTAACAGCCGGAACGGATTGATTTTATCCTGGTATGCCTCTGCGATATTTTGCGCGGCTGCAACAGCCGTAATTACGTCTCCGTCGATACCCTGTGCCGTGTCGGCTTCGTATTCTTCCGGGGGCAGTTTGTTGATGCCTACCAACCGGATCCGTCCGGCGGCATAATCGATCAGTTTCTTTAAAGGACTGCCGTCCTCCACACTACACATCTGCGTGAGCGTCGTAGCTTCGCTAACCACCAGTACATACAATTCCGCCCCGTCGCCTGCCTGTTCGTAGAATGCTGTAATTTCCTTGTAGAGTAACGGGTTTCCTTCCTCCGTAATCCCGTGAGTAGTCAGATCCCGCGTTCCGGAAAACAGGTAAACCTTATTCAGGTCCAGTTTTTCAGCAACGGCTTTACCCGTCACGATCAGCCCGGCCACCCCGTCATTCGTTGTAGCGACACGCCCCAGGGCTCCGTTCTCCAGTTTAATGTTTACATTTCCTAAACCCATGTTATTTCACTTTTATCGTTTGTATTTTTTCGCCATTCTTCAGACTACGCTGGTGGTTTTCTGCGAGGCCTTTATCCTTTAATAGAAAAACCTGTCTGTCGCTGGTAACAAGAAATATTTTTTCGCCCGGATATGCCTTTGCATAAGGTGCAATAAAATTTGCCTGCTTTTTTCTGTTTGCCGAATCTGCCGGAGCTTTGTTTTCCTGCTTTTCTTTTGTTTTCATTTGAGCGGTTTTGTCGGATTGCTCCCGACTCTCATTTTCCGTTTGAGGGTTTACACTTTCATCGGTTTCAGGCTGTTTTACCTGTGCATCTTCCGAATTCAATTCCTGGTCTTTTTTATTTTTTTCCATAATTTATTTTTAAAAACATAATAACTAATGTCAGCAATGCTCCGACAATCATGTAGAATGTATTGTTTTTCACTTTTTCCCAAAAGCCCGGGGTAGTCTCTTTAATCTCCTTTGTTGCTTCCAATTCCCGCTGCAAATGAAATATTTCATCCTTTTGTGATTCAACCAATATCTGTAAGCTATCACAGACTGCCGTAACATAAACGATACTGTCTTTTTTTTCCACGGAAACCGCTGCCTGTCCGTTCTGTGCAACAAAACGCGCCCCTGGCGTCAGATTATTTAAATCCTTTAAATTCAGGCGGAGGTCGGCCTGTGACAGAGGAACCGTCATAGGTTTCACTGTCAGAGTTTTCATCCACGCAATACTGTCGGCTGTCTGCGTGGAGTTTTCTGTCAACCACCGGTGATTTCCGCAACGCGTAGTCAACAGGGCACACATTAATATAACGACACTGATTACGCCTTTCGACTGCCCGACGGATAATCCCCATTTCCGTATAAAGTTTAACAATGTCTTTGTTTTGTCTGTCCAATGCATCGAGTAATTGTTTTTGTGAATCAACCCGCCGGGTGATCCGGGCAGCCAGCCACCCAATCGCGGGCCCTACCACCATAGTCACCCATTGAATTAAATCCCATTCCATGTCTTCCGTTTAACTAAAATACAGGTCAGCTTCTGCTTTACGACGCTTCTGAAGGCCGGTAAGTGGTTTTCCATTTGAGTGGGTCCATTTCAAAAATTCAGCCCGGATACTTTCATCCGACGGATCCGCAAGCACTTTTTTCCGGAGTGTCGATTTCTCAAAATTTCCGCTGCCCAGGTTAAACACAAACGACACTAGCGCATCAAACTGATTCTGCGTAAGCCGTGGTTGTAAATACCGCACTTTCTCTACCGTTCTTTCTGCTGTTTTCACATCTTCCCGCAAACGGACTTCCGCCTCCTGCCGGGTGATTTCCGTCCACTGATTCACACCCCGTGTACTTCCGTAGCCGACTGTCCAGACACCGGATGGACATTTGTAAGCCCGGAGCCGGCAGCCTTCATGCTGTTTAATCAACTCAAGTCCCTTACTACTAGTCTCCATTTTCACTGTCTGTTACTTTCAGTTATCCAATTTCTTTTTTACTCACAATAGCTCCGCAGGATTTCTCACGTTTTTGCGGTAAAGCAATAAACCGGGTGGTAAAGCTGACAAGGTTCTGTTTGTTCACCGGATCCGTCTGGGCATCGGAATAATACATTTTTGTACTCCCTTTTGCCTTGAACATCCTTTTTACATAGAAGAAAACAGATGCCTCATAATCCCCGTCGCCGGCAATGGCTCCGAAAGCCTTTTTCTTTTTTTCCTGAGAGAAAAGCGGACAATTTTCGTATTCATAGATGTCAAAGCCATACAGGCGGGTAATGACCCCGTTGGTGTGATTGGTATAAGTGGAACGGAAATCCTTATCTTCCAGGAGAAGGTCGTTTACATGATCATTGCAAAGTACCAACCGACGGCCTTTTTTGGGAATTTTTAGATCATCCGCTTTCGATTTAAGGGCAATAATGTCTGCCCTGCACAGGCGATGACGACCATCCACAGCAGCACCGGTGGTCATAACGACAGGGGTTCCGGCCGTGTCTTCAACCGGAGCAAAGGCGTGAATTGCCTTATCCAGACGTTTTTCACCCAGCACATCCCCATGCAGGTCTTTTGCCGTGGCAATCTTATCGTAACTTAAAGCGTGTAGCTCGTCATCCGTGACCCGGGTGGGTTTTGTTTCAAATTTACTTAACTTAATGGCAATATCGCCGTCTTCCAGATTTTGAATTTCGAGGGGATAGGTTGTATTATCAATAAGTACCTCCGGAGACCCTTGTACATCAATAAGATGTATTACGTCATTTTCAGCCTTGTCAGAAAAATCCGGAACCCCGTCCAGGAAAGTATCGTTTTCTGCATGGGTGAACCGTTCGACAATTTTTCCGGTCCAGACTTCGGTATAAACACCCACCCGGAGGCCGCAAGGCATCGGGATAAAAGACATGGCGAAACCGATAACATTCACCGCAATTGCACCAACACCGGCAGGACACCCCAAAGCTATTGCCAGCGTACTGCCGATTAAAGTATTAACCAATATAGCTATCAGGACAGCTAAAATTTTTGTAGTTGATCTCATTTTATTTTACAGTTTTAAATTTATTATTTGGCTTTAGACGATCGGTCGTCATCGGGGTGATTCTACCCCGAAAGCAGATTTGTACAGGGCATTAAATCCTTCCGGATCTTCCTTTGCCATTCTTTCAAGTCCACGGGGATCCTTTTCCTGCCACATGTTCCAATCCCATCCGGCACGGTCCATTGCCTGCGTTTCCGGATTCCTTCCTGCAGTCGCAATCATGGAATTAAAAGAAGCCGAAGGAGTTCGTAAAGGAGCTATAATTGTTTCCAAAGCGGCAATCCCCATATTTTCACCAATAGCCTCATATTGTTCCCGTTGTTCCCGGGTCAGTTTGCCTTTCACAGTATCGAGCATGGCATTTACCTGGGCTTTCATATGCTCTTTTAATAACCGTTCTGCCGCTTCTTTGTCCGCCTTTTCTTTGTCCAGTTTTGCCTGAATGGCCGCCTGCACTTCGTCGTCCGTACTGTCTGCCGTGACTCCGGTCAGACCAAACGCTTTAATTAATTTTGCTTTGTCCATTTGTTGTTTGTTTTTTGTTTCAGAATTATTTAAAAAGGCTGTATACAAGCCGTAAATATTTTCAACGGTAGTTGTCCGGATTTCCACATCCGTAAGGGGACGGACGTCTTTAGCAACAGGATCGGTAATTTCATCGATCAATCCTTCTTCCAATGCCTCTCTGGCAGAAAACCAATTATCCCCGGTCATCCATTTCTTTACTTCATTTTCCGGTTTCCCGGTCTTAGCTACAAGGGCCTTAATGAAATTCTTTTCCATTTCAGAGAGGGCTTTTGCCGTCTGTATATGCTCTGCAGCCGTCCCCCGTCCGCCCGTTCCGCCTGCCGGGGCGTGAATCATCAGGAAGGCATTTTCACTCATATAAACCCTGTGAGCTGCCGCGGTAAGAATGGCTGCCATCGAGGCCGCAATGCCGTCGATATAGATATTCACCGGGATTTTACTGTTGCGTATGGCATTAAAGATCATATTGCCCTCGATAACAGAACCTCCGTAACAATGTACCCTCAGACAGATTTCATCAGATGCGTCTGCCGCTTCTTCTATCTGCCGGGCCATCATCTGGGCATTATTCAGGTTCCATTCAAATATATTTCCGTAAAGTCTGATTGTCGAAATTCGTTTCATTTTCCATAATTTTGACACGAAAATAGAGAGACTCAAACGGCCGGACAATTTTTATTATAACCCTTGTAATTAAACTTCTAACGGTTGTAAAACTATTTGAATCCGGGAGTTGAAATGATGAGTTTTGTCCTTGCTTATTATGCGATAATGAAAAAATGTATGCCTATGAGTGAGGAAAAGACAGGGAAAAAAGATTATGAACGGCTGCGTGTAGCGGCCGAAAATCTTTATATAGAAAATGGTATGGACGGAAGGGAGATTTCCAAAACACTCGGAGTTTCGGAAATCACGGTTTCCAGGTGGAAAAAAGAGGGGGAATGGGAAGATAAAAAGAATTTTTTGAAGGTAACGCCGGCAAAACTCCGGACGAAAATGCTGGAAGAGGCAGAACGCGTTATGAATGGGGAAACCTGTACAATCAATGCCGATGCCGTTTCCAAATTACTTGCGGCAGCAGATAAACTTACCCGCAAAGCCACCCCTGATATTATACATGCAGTCCTGAAAGAATGTTGTACTTATATTACCTCTGTGGATCCGAAATTTGCCCTGCAGATGGCAAAATATCACCGGTTGTTTTTACAGCATAAAATAGAAACGGAGGGATAATGGCTGTAAACGGGAATAAATATAACAGACTGCTGCAGGACTTTGACAAACTGATCCTGCAGATCCGGAGATCAACAAAAGTAAACCTCTGTGAAACCCCGAAAGAGAAACTGGAGCGCATCGCGTACCTTGAAAAGGATTACGTTGCCTGGTTTGAATACTATTTTCCAAAGTATGCAAAATATAAATGTGCCTGGTTTCACCGGGAACTGGCTCAGCAGATTATAAAGAACAAACGTATCAGGGCACTGGCCCGCTGGTATCGTTCTGCGGCAAAATCCGTGCATATAAATATGGGGATTCCGTTGTTCCTGTATCTTGCCCGGAATGATTTACGTTTTATGATGCTTATCGGGGAAACTGCCCCAAAAGCAAACAAGTTGCTGAGCGGTATACAGGTACAGCTACAATACAATGAACGCATCCGGAACGACTACGGCGAAAAATTTCAGGCAGGCAACTGGGCAGACGGTGATTTTACAACAACTGACGGCGTTCGCTTTATGGCTATCGGATTCGGACAAAGTCCGCGGGGGGAGCGCGAGGGGGAAGGAAGACCGGATTATATTACAGTGGATGATATAGACAACCGCAGGCATGTGAATAACGACCGGATGATGGAAGACGCTGTAAATTACATTACAGAAGATGTCTGGGGATGCTTTGAAAGTTCCGATGATGCAACCGAACGTTTTGTGTTCGCCAATAATGATTTCCACAAAAACAGCATAACACACCGGCTTGCCGATTATTTCGTTACAGCCATAAAACGGGCTGAAATGGACGGAGAAAAGTCCGTGTTTATGGTTATGACGGTCAATGCAGTCAAGGACCTGAATACATTTGAGCCGGAGTGGCCGGAAAAAACATCTGCGGAATACTGGAGAAAAAAATACCGTGATACTCCTTATCGTTCATTTCTGCGTGAGTTCATGAATACCCATGTGGAAGACGGGGCTGTATTCCGGCACGAGGATATCCTTTATGGTCCGGTTCTCCCGCTTGGATTATACGACGCTTTGGTATTTTATGGCGACCTTTCCTATAAAGATGCAGGAGACTACAAAGCCATGATCCTGGTCGGAAAGATCAGGCGGGAATTTCATATCATCTATACGTTTCTGGCCAGGGTCAGCCGGACACGGGTGGCGCGCTGGCTGTATGAAATGTATGAAAAGAAGCATCTTGAAAATTATAGCATAAAGTATCTGATAGAGGGACTTTTTGCTATGGATGAATTTGTTACAGATTTCGATCTGGAGGGAGATATCCGGGGGTATTACATCCCGGTTGTACCGGATAAACGGGGGAAAGACAATAAGTTTTCCCGCATTGAATCCTTATCCGGATTTTTCGAACGGCACAATGTAATTTTTAATGAAGCCGAAAAAGGAAATCCGCACCAGGTCACTTTAGTGGATCAGTTCCTTGCCTTCTGCAAAGGAAGCAAGGCAAATGACGACGGGCCGGATGCGGTACACGGGGCATTTTCAGAACTCAACAAATCGACGTTCGTAGGCAAGTTTGAACCACAGATTGTCAGCCGGGAGAACGTGCGAAGTAAATCAGCAAACAGATATTAATATGTCAGCAAGATTTTTAAAAGACAGTGATTACGACGATCAGGTCCGGAATGAAATCCGGCAGCTGCTGGATAATTCCCCGGATCAGTACCGGGTAAGACGTGCGGAAGAAAAAGCCATCGCACAAATGAAAATGTATCTGAGCAGCAGATATAATGTTGAAAATATTTTCCGGATCCCGGGAGAGGAGGAAACGGATACCCGGAATGCTTTTATAGTTATGACATTGATTGATATTGTATTGTATCACCTCTGGAGCAAGGAACGGGGAAAAGAAATTCCGAAGGTTCGTAATGACCGGTACCAGGACGCACTCGACTGGATGAAAAGTGTCGGGAATGGTGAAGAGCTTTCGGACTTGCCGGCAAAGGAAGCGGAAGACGTTTCCGGAGGGGTACAAATTTACTCGGCATATCCACCTTCAGACAACAGGTATTAAATACTGTTTAAACAACATTTAAATGACACCGCAATGGCAAGAAAGAATAAAGGAAATACACAGGCAGGTAAGCCCAATGCTGATGCTTTTGTAACAAAAATTATTGCAGAATTTAAAGATATGCAACGCGCCGAAATTCAGAAATGGCGCCGGAATATCCTGGCGGCTTCCGATCCGGAAAACCAGCGGCTGTATCCGTTACAGGATATGTTCGACAATCTGAAAGCAGACGGGCATTTTATCGGGGATATCCGGCTGAGAAAAGCGGCAACCCTGTGTTCGCCGTTTTCGATTATCAATAAAGATACAGGAGATATCCAGGAAGACAAAACCAAATTCTTTAAAAAGAAATGGTTTTATGACTTTATGTCCTGCGTTCTGGATTATGTTCACTATGGATACACCCTGATTGAAATGACCGATACACTCAAACCGGCTTTTAAAGTAATCCCCCGGCGAAATACCATACCCCGGAGGCGGGAAATTTTATTTACCGTTAATGACAGTAAGGGGTGCTCTTACTCTGAATATATCGGCCAGACACTGATCGAAGTCGGAGAGCCCGAGGATCTGGGATTAATGGCAGATTTATGCGGGCAGCTTATCTGGAAAAGGAACGCACAACAATTGTGGGCCACGTACTCGGAAAAATTCGGTCTGCCGCTTATTACTGCAACAACGAACAAAAGCGGGGATGCGGAAATTGCCCGTATAAAAAGAATGCTCCAGGCACTTGGCGAAGCGGCGCAGGCTGTTTTACCGGAAGGGACGACCATAGATGTTAAAGAGAGTAAGACCGGCGACGCGTATATGGTGTTTGACAAACAGATCGAACGGGCTAATACGGAACTCAGCAAAGCAGTATTGGGCGGTACCATGCTGACGGATAACGGTAGTTCACGAAGCCAGTCGGAGGTACACGAGCGTAATTTAGACGATAAACTTTCGGAGGATGACCGGCGGATCGTTACTTTTACGGTAAACGACCAGCTTATTCCCATGCTTGCCTTATGGGGACATCCTTTTAATCCGGATACGGACGAATTTAAATTTGATCCGGGAGATGAGATGGATTTAAAGGACTTTTGGGTAATTATCTTACAGGCGCTGGGTGTATATGAAATCCCAGACGAATGGGTATCTAAAAAATTCGGTTTCCCGATTACAGGCAGGAAAACCCTGCAACAAACAATCCCTGCAGCGGTTGCCGGCAACAAAGGTTTCTCCGCAAATTTTCAGTAGGGAGTAAATCAGGGCAGATTATACTCCCGAAACTATATGAACCTTGCCCGCATTGCGGAGGCTTCCATCCGGAGGCTTCCGGAGATATTCCGGATAATATGGAAAACGAGGTTATAAAAATAGCCGGAGAAATATTTAATTCCGGTTCGAAGGTTACGTTTTCGCCCGGATTATTATCCCGTACCGTCGCACAAATACAGGAAAAACTGATAGAAGGATATGGCCGGGATTTTCCGCAGATTATATACAATACTCCGGATTACGAGGAATTGCGAAACCTTACCGAAAATGTATACAGTTTCAGTGCGGCTAAAAATTATCAGCAATTGAAAGATATGACGCTGGCTCTGACGGATGGTGAGCGGATTGTGACAGAAGGGGAGTTTGTGGAACGGGTAAAGGCCATGAATCTGAAATATAACCGGGATTGGTTGATTACAGAAAGGAATACAGCTGTTGCCGGCGGACAAATGGCATCGAGGTGGGTTGAATTTGAGCGGAACCGGGATATTACTCCGCTACTGGAATATTCAACCGTCGGAGACAATAAGGTAAGAGCGGCACATGCCCTGTTGGACGGGGTGCGCAAACCGGTAGATGATCCGTTTTGGAGCCGCTACTATCCGCCGAACGGATGGAACTGCAGATGTGATGTGATTGCCGTGCCGGATAAAAATGCCGAACCGACACAGGACGAAAAAATCACCGTTCCGGAAATACAACCTATGTTCCGGACCAATCTGGCAAAAGCCGGCATTATTTTTCCCAAAGGACATCCGTATTTTAAAGGTGTGCCCAAGGCTGAATTAAGAAAAGCCATTTCGTATCTGCCACCTAAAAACAGCTATCACACAGTTAAAGGGATCCGGGGGGATAAAATAAACGTACATATTCTGCACAATGCAGAAGAAACCCGGAGGAATCTTGTGGTGGCCGATGACCTGATTAAAGCCGGATATAAGGATATTCATTTACTGCCGGATTTTCACGAAAAAGAGGCTCATTTGCGACAGAAATTTTTACCTCCCGGATACAAGCAACGAAATATCAGGAAAAATCCGGATGCATGGCTCACAGATCAGGACGGAAAAAGAATGGTGTGTGATTTTAAGGTTTTACAGGGGGAAAGAAATTTTTCACAACGTATTGCCGAAGCTGCACAACAGGCTGATTATGCTATCATCAAACTTGATTTTGAACCTAAAAAATTGGGTATGCATTCCATCGAAAAACGCGTAACCGAACGGTTAAAGGAATTTCCGGAACTAAAAGGTGTGATTGTACTGGATAAAAAGGGAATACTGATTTTTGAAAAATACAACCGCGGATAACAAATGTAAACATTGGCTATCCGCGGAGGTGCTTCCGGTACGCATACCCGAATACCGCAAATATAGGATATTTTTCTCTTAATAACGACTGTATTATGAAAAATCTTTACCTGAAAATAATTGATGTATTTGAAAAAAATAAAAACATGTTTCACGAAGCCGGATTAATGCCTGTTGAAACGATTGATCTGTACGATGGTCAACCGTTTGATCCTACGAATTTCGAATTTACTTACCCGGCTGTATTCGTTGATTACCGGATAGAATGGGGGAAAGGTAATAATATAAGGAAACAGGGCACACTGGAGGTTGAGATACACGTGCTGACACATCCCGGACCCGGAACTGAAAATTTCAACCCCAGAATGGAGGAAGGACTGGAAAAACTGGAATATTATAAACTTATTGCCGACCTGATGGAGACCGTTGCCACTGATAATATACAGAGGCTGGTTGTGACCGGAGAGGAACCGGTGATGACCGATTACGGATCCTACCACCTAATTAAATTCGTTACTACTGTTTTCCGGGAAAAGACAAAAAGATACTTCCCGCTAAGTAATGTTAAACCTGACATCGATATCCACTATGAAACTAAAATCAGATGAGTTGTTCTACCAGGCTAAACTTAGCCAGGTTCTCCGGAATTTACCCCGCAAAATAGCCATTGTTGCCGTTAATTTTTCAAAAGAACGGTTTAAACAGCAGGCATGGCTCGACGGAGGTTTACAAAAGTGGCAACCACGGAAAAACAGCAGGGATTCCAAGCGTGCCCTTTTGGTGAAATCCGGAAGGCTAAGGAGAAGCATCCGGGCGGTTTCCGTTACTGACAAACAAATCAGGATCGGTACAGACGTACCCTATGCCCAGGTTCACAATGAGGGAGGAAACGGGACGATAACCCAGAACGTGCGGAGCCATTCCCGGCGCGAACATTCCCGCAAAGCCTGTTACAGAAACGGACGTAAAGTGTCTGCCTGCCGGGTAAAACAACACACTGTCCGTCCGTATTCACGACAAGTACAGGTAAATATTCCTAAACGGCAGTTTATGGGACCTTCAAAAGCTTTGAATAAACGGGTGGAAAGAATCATTACCAGGGAATTAAATTCTGTTCTGGAATGAATACTAACAAAGGAGGAATAAAAAAGCCCCCGACCATAGAAAGACACCAATCATTTCTAATAACACGACCAATCGTGCAGCCGAGGGCAAGATTAATAATAATCCCTTTTAAATTATAATTTTAAGTTTTGTTGATTCATTAGTTAAACTATTGTATAATAGATTTAAATCATTAATAGAAATACCTAATAAATCCGATAATTCTTCTTTTGAATATCCTAATTCTGTCCAATGTAATTCAAACATTCTTTTTAGGATAACTGGTCGATCTATACTTACAGACTCAATCTCATTTTTCCTTTGCCCAGATCGACTTAATTGCATCATATAATAGCGATATTGAGAATCACCTAAAACTCCTAATTCTTTAGCTCGATATAAAATTGCAGCTTTAGAAATTTTCCAGTACATTTTGAGTACACCTAAATCTTGATATTTTAAATTACATAAAGTTTTTCTTCCTTCTATCGCTGGTAAATTAAATTCTGCTGCAAATTGATTTGCTTGCATTTCCTTTACATCATCTTCGACTTCATTTTCAAGAGAAGTTCTCAAATGCATAACTAAGTGTCCTAATTCATGGGCAATTGTAAAACGCTTGCGGTCATTAGGCATTTGAGAATTAAGAAATATTACTGGTTGACTTTTTTGAGTAATTCGAGTAACCCCATCAAATTTTTCATTATCAATTTTAAAGAATACAACAATAACTCCATGTTTCTCTAATAACTTTACAATATTCTCAATAGGTGCTGAGCCAACATTAAAAAATTCTCTTAATTTATAAGCAATTTCCGCAGCATTTCTTTTCTCTGTAACTTCTAAATGAGGTATATCAAATTCATTGATTGTAATAGATTCCAATAACTCATCAATAATATTACTTAAAATATCCAGACGGGCTTCCAATATAGAAAGTTTTTTTTGCCCCATGGTGATACGTTTCCGATAATGGAACGTTCCTAAAGGTATACGAATCGTTGCTTTAGAAAAGAAAGAAAGTGGGTAATCTAACTTTTTAGAAATAGCATTCAAGATTTCTTCTGAAATAGGCAAAAGCCCTTTCTCCATACGCGACAAATTTCCTTGCGAAAGTCCTTTGATTGCTTTAGTCAATTCGCTTTGTGTAAGACCACGACTTTCACGGGCTACAACAATGTTGTGATAATTTACTGTCATAATTATGAAAAATATGAATAAAAGTTGGCAGGAAACTTTTATTCTATTTTATTACATTAATTTCCGCTTTACATTTGCCTTTATCTCAACTAACACTTCATCTTCTGCAGAATCCTGTTTTAGACAAATTGCTTCGTAAGCAAGGCTACTTAGATCTGAAACCCATGCAATTTCATTTTCTACCATATGAATAGCAAATATTCCTGTTAAATCACTCCAAGAGGGATGCACTTGATAACCTATATAAGTTATTGGTGCTATATCTGAGGGATTTATGGACTGTTGATTATTATATAATATAACCGACTTTGTTGGAATATTTGAAGGTTTTAAACGTTTTCCTACTTTTTTACAAAAGAATTTATTCCCATTCAAATAAAAACAAAAACGTCCATTGCTGATTTCTGCCAGAAAATCAGTACATTCACTAATGTATCCCTGAATAAAAGAATTCAAAATATTTGCCTTAAAGTTCCTATTTTGGTAATTGGATTTTATTTCACTCAGACATTTTTTACACATATCCCAGCCTTTCTCAATCAAATTAACTATTATAGGAGCATATGGTCGAAAATTTACCTCAAATTCCTCTTGAGTAACAGGTTTTCGGGCAAACATTTCAGAATCTGAAAATAATTGCATAGATTTGTCGGCAACTAAACTCATAAAAACACCTCCTTTCTTTTTGGGTTTTTTAATAAACTCTCGACCTGCCAGTATGAGAGTTTATTTTTTTGCAAATATATATCTAATAAATAATTTAACAACAGAAAATCAAAATATTTTCTTGTTAAAAATCAAATTACATTGCATCAAATCCTTGTTACACACTCTTTGGCCGTATATATCCCAACAAATAATCCCTCCAAACTGTCTACATCTGGATTTTCTGGACTACACCCATTCCAATATTTCTTTACATCTGCATCTTCATGGTCATCAAAATAATAAGCATCTGCCCAAAAAATCTCACCATCAAGGGAAAGTTTATAAATTTTACATCTACTGTAATTTCCCCGAATCAATTTCTTTACCCATATATCAATATCGGCCTCCCGACATACATATAAACATTCATTACGTTTAGGTAAATCTAAACAATAACTATTTCTGTATTTCTCAAATTCTTCCTCTCTTTCCTTCTTTTCTCTACACACCTTTTCGTAAGTCCTTTTAATTCTATCTGTATTGTACGATTTGTTCAAAGTCAACTCAAAATCGGGACAAGTGCAAATGTGAAACAATTCTCTATTTTTCAAGGTTTCTTTCATAAACTTTTTATTTTAAATGAAGCAAAAATACATATAATCTCCAAAACAAATTATGTGTATTTTGTTTTATAGATGTACACTTTGCGTTTTGAGGGTTATGACTCATTATAATATTGATTTATATTCAGGAATAATTTCTTATATTTGCCACACGCAAAGAGTTGCGCATATTGTTTTGTAATTGTTGTAGCTGAGTTTAGTACTTACCGAAAAGACCAAAATAAAAAATACAGATACTAAGCTCGTTGGACTACGTATATACGTGTCTGCGAGTTTATTTCTGTAAGGGTATTGGTCTACCTCGGTAAGAATAGATAAAGCAGACACGTTTTTTTGTGGTGTCTGTTGTAGTGGAGTTGGCGCGGACGTCATCATTTAGGTGACGTCCATTTTATTTAGAACCATAATTATATTTTTGACATTTCGTTTCTTTTATAATCCCCAAAATAATTATATGTATTTCGTTTTATAAATGTGTGCAATTCATTTGCGGATTATATATAACAAATAATAATTCATACTCAAATTATAACCATCGTTAAAGATCTAATTCTGCTACAAATTTTTCAAAATCAGGACATCTGTTATTATAATCTGATTCCCAGCACACAATTTTACATTGTTGCCGACAAAACGCTTTCTGTGCCTTGTCTTTCAATTCTAATTCTGCCAGTTCGACAGCCTGCCATGCCACAGTTGAATTTATCATCTTGTTGTGAGCGTTATAATCTTTCTCTAAAGATTTTACGAAGTTTCGAGCCTTTGTCGATTTCATAGTGTTTGAAATCTAAAAAATCCTAATCTTATACATTACTCCATTTGAAATATTTTCAGAGGCCAAAATCCACCATTCACACTCTCCGTACAATTGCAGAAGCCTTTGAATACGATTGAGCACCGAGTAACTAAAACACTTACCTTCTATACAAATAATATTTCCTTGTACCCGCAGCAATAATTCTGCATCGTTCACTATGATGCCTATTTTTTCGATTAAATCTTCGTAGGTTAATTTTTTCATGATTTAGATTCTAAAAATTTTACATTAATGATAATATACATCGTTCTGCCAGTAACTCCATAGCCGGAGGTGTTACTGCATTTCCTAACTGCTTTATTTTATCCTTTGAACCCCCAAGAATAATATAATCCTTATTGAAGGCCATTGCAGCCTTGATTTCGTGATCCTTCAACATCCGATAAGTACAATCATTGATATCTATTTTATTTTGTGGAACCAAAACCAATGAAACCCGTTCTTTTGTCGTCATCGTTCCAATCGGATCTGAAAGTTTGGAAAGTGTTGTCTGCCCGTAATAATAGGATAAAAAAGCATTAACGGCTTGATTCGAAACAAGGCCATAAGATGGTTTTGTCGTTTGACACCCGATAGGAGCAGAAATAGGTTTTGCTTCACTCTGTCCGAAATTTTCCGTAATAAAAGGTACACCGACAACTCCGTGATGCAGTCCCCCTGCAAGAATTGTGTGTGCCGGTTCTGTTGCAGGATACGCCAGACCTGTTCCATGAACCTTTGCAAAAATCGGTAAACCGACAAAAGCATGATGATCCCGGGTAGTGATCGTCCCCATGGTTTCATTCAGGCCGACCGGAGAGTTCCTGACATCAAAATTCCCTCCATATTGTTTCGACAAAAAACCGGGACATCCGGCTCCGGGAATATTCAGATGAATAGCCTGGCTTCCGAATTTTTCTATTCCATATTCGATTCTCCTGATTGTGTTTGGAGATAACGGTTTTACCCGGTCTCCTATACGGGAAGCCTTCAGACTCCAGTCTATACAGTTAAAAGCAGAGTAATAATAAGGTTCTACAACCGAACCACAATACGGACAACGGTAAAGATATTGCTGCCTGTATTTTCCGAATTTTTTAGCCGGATTTTTCCAACTTTGTACTGCATAAACTTCTTTGACACACTTTTCGCAATATGCTTTCGGAGTTATGTTCAGATCAGGTGCTTTATTCCCTTTTTTCCAGAAAACGACATACATTCTGTCGCGGCTCTGAGGAGTAGGAAGGGCGTGCATGGAATTAAGGTATACGCATTTATGCAGGTAACCCAGATTATGCATTGCATGTAACCAGGCATCCCACATAATCCACATCCGGGCATCGACAACATTCTCAACAATAATAATTTTATAATTGTGGTATTCGGCAAAACGGGGGACGTCCCACATGGTTGCCCGGGAACGTTCCGCTGACGGATCTATACAAATATCACCGAAAAGATTTTTTGTTTGCTGATATTTGCGCGCCACACCCTTGGCGATCGAATGATTGGTACACTCCGGTGAGGTAATCATCATGTCGGCACCGGGATACCGGCGTGGATCGGTAGCGGAAATATCGGCGCAATCGTGGTCGGTCTCTGGAAAATTAGTAGAATGAGTTTCGACGGCCAGACGCCAATGATTCATGGCCAGAGAAACTTCTATTCCGCCACCGTATTTGTTTGAAAGATTACGGATACCGAGTGAGCTTCCTCCGGCACCGCAAAACTGATCATGGACTTTAAATGTAGTTCTAAAGGTATTCATCGTCAAAATTCCAGTTTCAACTGTGCTGTTTCTGCTTCATCCATCTTTTTCAACTCCGCCTTAGCATTCACAGCCAGATAATTATTATAAGTTGCGATCGAAATAAGAAAACGGGGATAGATAATATTCTCATAAACCCACTTTTGCGTCGATCCGCATTTCGTGTGTTCGAGAGTAATATTCTGTACCTCGATAATCCGCTTCAAAATATTTCGCCTGTTATACCCCATAATTGCAAGATTATTACTACATTTGTGGTTGTCACACCGCCCTGTAGTAATATCTTGCTCGGGGCTTTTTATTTATTTAATCAAAGAGGGTTTTGCCCTGTGCCTTTTGAAAGTGTCTTGACAGAAAATCATCAACTTCCTTTTCCAGTTCCTTCGCTTTCTGCAAGTCCCTCCGGTCCCTGCTTTTAAAGTACTGTTTTTGCGCCTTGCGCATCTTATGGACCAGTTCCCTGAAATCAATCGTCCTGTCCATCTTCGGTCATTTTTTTGAATTTATATCCTCTGTGTTATCCCCGAAATACGGAAATACATCCATAAACAGGGTATCTGAAATAGAAGCAACTTCATAAGGGACAACAAATGTCGACAATGCTTTTTCCAAATTCCCCAGAGCGCGGTTTGTGTCACAAGCAGCTACCAGGTAATACTGAAAACTCCGTTTCTCTTTCCCGCTCACTTCGTCAGCATCTACAATTGCTACTTTCGCTTTATACCACCGGTCATCATTCTCATCCTCCGATGAAACAACTTCGTTGATATTTGATTTTTTCAGGCTGGGAATGTAATATTCACCCCGTACAACCAATTCCATTTCCTCTATAATCCGCGCTTCCGCTTCAGTATAGCTCATCGCATCTACCAGATACATTTCCATCACCTTGCGTTTACGCCCGTCTTCATCCACGCGCATGTACTTTACTTTTCCTTCAAACCAATTTGCTGTCATAGTATTCATTATAAACGGTTAAAACTCGGTTCCAGTCTTCGCCACACGCCACGCTCGTCCTTTTCCTCAAAGTAATAGTTAGTTGCAGTGCCCTCCACCACGTTACTCTCTTTAAAGAGCTGCATAATAGCAGAGTATTCCGGAGCATCAAACTTACTTTCAAGTTCATACAGCTTACTCACACTCTTATAATCCAGGTCACCATATTTATTGCGCTCCAGGAGCGTCATTGCGAGTTGGTACATCGGATCATTTTCGCCCTGATTCGATTTCTTAATCCATCCCTGCAAAAATTCAAGCAGCCGGGATGCTGCCACATCGGCACGTTCATCAAACCGTTTCACCTTGTTGCATTTTATCCAGATCCGGAAACCGTCCCAATCCAGTTTATAACTCATTTGCCCCGGATCGCGGAGCTGTCCGTATTCTGCCATAACCTCCTTGAATGCTCCCGTCTCCGCCTGGACAAAATCAAACAATCCCTTGACGTCATTTACAACACTGCGGACTTTGGTCCGGATTTTGTATACAACCTCCGCCCGGATAGCTTCGTAAGCCTCACGCTTACGAATTTCTTCGTCTTTTTTCATTTTTTTCTTTTCGGCAAGGAGTCTTTCCAGTTCCTCTACCGATAATTCATTTACATTACTCATAAAATTGTCAATTTTTAGTTTCGGATTCTATCTTTTTCAACCGCTCAAGGTGATATTGTACTGCCTCATAAAACGCTATTGATTTTTTACAGGCTTTCTTTGAGGCATAAGTCCTGGCGTGTTTCACTTTGTCTTTGTAGTTATCACATACATCCCGGACCAATCCAATACATTCGTCAAGCGACAGTATCAACCCCATAGTTTTAAGATCATTTTCCGTCATCATTTCTTTTATTTAATTTATTCATCCTCGGAAAATCCAAGTTCTTCAATTGTATATCCCTGTTTTTCTGCAAAATCCGTAAACCTGTACCAATTCCCGGTTTCATTCAGAAATTGTTCAAATACCTGTATCAATTCTTCTTTGCCGATCATATATACCTCCTTGCTGATTTGTTACATATTATTTCTATCCCGCGTTGCAGATTGTAATTATTTCCTATTCAATTTATAATACACATCAAAGCGGGTAATGCTGTCCAGTACCAGACTGCTCATTTTATCCCTGATAATATCATCAAACAGGGAAAGTGCGTTGATCCACGTGTCGTCACCCGTTTTCAGCTGCCATTCCCACACATGGAAACATTCTTCGCCATGCCATTTTTCTACTCTGTGCTCTTCCACAATAAAGCCCATGGAACGTAATTTTGCGACCTTTTCAGTTGCAGGAATCTGTTTTTCTATCATATCCGAAATAATAATTGGTTGTCCGTATATAAAATCTTTCTGCTCTGGGACCGCTGACACCTGCTTTCGCCAACACCTTACCATACCGTCCCGGTTTATCCTTTATCTCAAGTACCGCCTGTTGCTTTTGGGTATCGCAAGTAATCCGGGCGGTCAGGATCCCCTCATGCGGATCAATAAAACAGCCTTCCATGTAAATCATTGTCCGCCTCCTTTCTCCAGATAACCATACTTTACCAGCTCTTCATCTGCAACCCGATCGACACTTTTCTTTACCCGCTGCTTCATCAGCCAGCTGTTATAAATATCCCGCATCTTGGCCGGAGGAACCTGGTTAATATCTGTTACCTTTCCAGCCCGGCAGATAACCCCCTTCACATACTCCAGCGTCACCGGTTCCTTTATCTTCTCATAGAACCCGAATACCGCCGCGATGGCACGTCTGCGCCATAACTCTGCTTCATCACTGTAGTAACCACGCCGCCTGCGTTCCGGGATCTGTCCGCCTGTCATATTTTCCAGGTATTCAACCATCCGGTTGTATTCCTCCCGTTTCATCTCCCGGAGGCTGTTGGTCCGGAAATCCGTAAACTTCCATACCAGGTCCTCTTTCAGTTCATCCGGATCCTGTCCGCCTGGCAATAGCCGGAGTAACCGGTAGAACTTTCCAAAATTCGTTACTTCCTGTTTCATAGTCCTAATATTATTGTCTTTCATTTTGCACATCCGGAGTCTTTTCCGACCCCGGTAAAACATTCCGATAATACAAACTCGCCTGTTCCTCGTCAATCACCAACTCTCCGGCAACATCCCCGCGCCCCACAACCTTAGCCACCAAACCCTCCACCCGGATAACCATCGCCCCGAAAATCTTGCACTCGAAAGCCAACGCCCCCAACGGTTCCCCGTCCTTCGGATTCTCATGCCCCAAAAACACAAACGTCGTCTTTGGAAACTCATCCAACAAATCCGTCAGACGATCCGGACGCACCTTCCGCCGGTACTTCGTCAGATTATCCAAAAACACAATCCGGGGAGCCCGGCGCTTACGTAATGTCACTGCAATATCTTCAAAATCCATATAAGGTAAAAAACGCAGATTCCGGTCACCCACCGTGATTCCAGCACGACTCATCGCCCGCTGAAAATCAGACGTACACGGATTCTCCTCCGCCGAAATATACAATACAGGTTCCCGCAAACTCAATGCACGGGCAAACATCAAGGCAAACGTAGTCTTTCCATTTTTTTCCCGTCCATATATCAGCCATGCACCTCCGAAATCCTTCCGCCCAAAAGCATCCGCCCACACCCCCTCCAAAGGCAGTGCCTCATTACGTGCGTCAAATACGTTTCTCACCGTTAAAGCTCTCTTTTTTCCCATACTACATTTCCGATAAAATCAATAAACTTTCCGCACGGCGCAAACCGCTAATTTCGCCATCCTTCTCTGTTTTAAGACACAATGCCACTAGACAGTCCAATTTACTCCGATCGGTCATATTAGCTTCCAGAACACTCCGGCATAATCGCCGATAAAATTCCATACGCTCATCCTTATTCGCAGGTACGATCGTGGAATACTTATCACTTAACCGGCTAAACAACTCCTCATATCCGGATGTTTCATGTTCGATACCGTAATTAATTTTAGCCCGCAAACCGTTTGCCCCCAAAACATACCACCCACACATCCCGTCCAGGGCATTATAATACTCCTTCAATTCCGACACCATTGTAATATCCATATCCCCGGCTTCGTCGATAATCACTACCGGATTCGGGAGCAGCTTCAAGTAATATTTAATACGTTCCTTTACTGTCACAAGACGCCCTTTGGCTTCTGCACCGATAGCCCGAGCCAATGCACGGGCGAAAGGGATCGGCTTCTTAGCCTGACTCATATCTACATAAAAACAGTTTGGTAGTGTTTGTGAAAGATACTTTGCAGAATAAGTCTTCCCGATAGCGCACTTATCCACAAAAATCTTACCCTTGGAATACATCTTACAAAACTTTACCTCTGCTTCAATCAGGTTAAATACCTCTGTCCGCACCATATTCCACTTCCGTTCCCTGGCCGATACATTCAGCTCCATACCGAGCTCGATATACTTCCCCACTGAAAGCAAACCTTCCTGAAAGCCTTTCTTTAACCGGGAATAAACGGTTTTGTCAATACCCCATTTCCGGGAAAAATCACTGTCGCTGCCACTGTAATTCTCACGTGCGGAAATCAAGGCCTCCACAACGCGTTTTTTGTAATCTGTTGTTAATTCTATCATAATCCTAACCAATTTTCCATCATTTGTTCCTTAACCGTTTTTGCAGTTCTCTTTAAATCCCGTTTCAACGGCTCTTCAAAATCATTATTCAAAATTTCCAGTTCCATTGGCTGGTACTGCTCAGCTCCGGTTTCAAGAAAAGGAATCTTAAAATTGTCGTTCAGCGTCCGGCGCCGGTGATCGATCATCACCACATCTGTCAACGCATTCTTTCGTCGGGTTGCATAAGCCCGGATTGTGTTATTATAATGGCTTACCAATTCCATATTTGCACGGTCTCCGGCAGTCTGCTCTATCCGGGCACGGGCGACAATAGGCTTTTTAATCAACTCACATACATACTTATTGTCGATATAGGCTATCGCCTTCAATACTCCGCCATCGTGTCCGTCCAGCCAATAAATCTGCAATTCCTGTCGTTCTACCACTTTCATGAGTTCAATCAACTCATCCCCCAGGGCTATCTTTCCGTTATCTCCAAGTAAAAACAACGTATCATGGAACTTTACATTTCCTGATCGGCATGTTGCCCGGGTGACATAACCTAAATAGGGGAGAATCCCTTTCCAGTTAATCGGTCTCAAATCCGGATTCTGTTTTTCCAAAAACACTTCCCAGCGTGTTTTTCCCTTATGTTGGCTATGTTCATGGTTATTCCAGTCCTGGATGGTCTTCAGACACTGGCGTACCAGTGCATTATATTCCACCGTCTTTTTGTCCGGACGGCTCTGATTGGCTTCATTCCGGGCAAACGGACGGCCGATCCAGTTCTCCTCCTCACGTTCAAAATCATAACGGAGACTCCGGAAATACTGCTCGATACGCTTGCCCCGGGCATTATTCGCCTCCACCCGCACATAATCGAACATCCTGCCCTCCCGGAGGAACGTTTTCCGGAAATTCGCGTTCAAATTACTCTCACACTCCAGCTCTGCCGGAAGGGATAATCCCCATTCCGCGTAATTCCGTACCATCTCCCTGTAAAAATCCAGAATAATACCCTCCTTATCCTTTCCCCACACCCAACACGTAAATGCCTCGCTTCCCAAATCAATACCCAGGTAAAACCACATCCGTTTCCCCTTCTCATACTCAAATGGTGGCTGCCGGTCATCAATACTCAACAGACTGCCCGCCCATTTCACATGCCCCGTACTCACCCACGACTCAAACTCACTCATATACTGCTGCCGCTCGCCCGTACGCTGCTTATACGTTGCCACCTTGCTCTCCCAACTCGACAAAAACCTCGTAATCGTCCGTTCGCTCAGTCTCTTGTAATCCTTCGGATTGAATTGCTCACCCGTAGCCGCATCAAAAAGTTCCACATATCCGCCGAGAAAAGCGTCATAACGGCGTGCCACATCCGTCGGGTTGGGTTTTACCTTATCACGGGCAAACATACTCTCAAGCAAATAAATGGTTTTCTCTGTTTTTTTAGCTGCATTTGTATTGCCGAAAGCACCTGTAATCAGGCTACCATACCCCTCCCGCTCGTAGTTCCGGATTTTATCCATAAGACGCCGCGGATTTCCTGGTAAAGTGTGACATACTCCGAATTTCGACTTTAACACCGGATTGAAACTCTTTACATCATCACAGACTGTCTCTTCCAATTTCTTAGGACGCCGCCCCGTACGCTTCAGATGTTCATCAATTCGCGCATCACGTAAAGCAATCGCCGCATTCAACACCTGAGCATTAATGATATATTCTTCCTGTTTATCAGGAGCTAATCCTTTACCACCGGCTTTTTCATTCGTATAAAAAGTGATTGCCGCCGGATCCGGCTTATAAAATTTCTCCAGAATATGGTTCAACCTCCTTGGATCTCCCAAAGCCGCCTGAATATCGGAGGGGAGTGTGTCGAAATCAATCAGTACACAATTTCCCAACCCTTTGCCCTGCCGTGCCCGCTTAATCCCATAAGGTTTTTCTTTATAGCGGTCTAATTGACCACGCAAAGCTCTCCATGAAGAATAAAATGCCGGAACCAATTCCTCCCGAGTCACCACTATCTTATTATTCCATTCATAAGGCATATACTGTTACTTTTAATATTCTTAGTTCCCGCCCCGAACTTGAACCGGGGAGTGTACCCCTCGGGAAAAATGATTACATCGATATATCTAATTTATTATTGTTCTCATTGCAGTATTTGTAACTATTACAGGATTCATTCTGAGATTGATAAAGTCTTAATAATAGTTTTATATCCCTATAAATCACTTTTTGCCCATACATGATTAGGAATAATAAAACACATATCAACACCCGGGTTATTGTCGCCCGTTGTCTGTACTGTTTCTCTAAACATTCATTCATAATCTAACTGATTATCTGCATTTACAACCTTTGAAAATACTCCCGGATCCGCCTTGAATTAGCGGGGATTGTATAACCTGATTGTTTTAATAAAACAAAACAATCGATATTCATATCAATAAAGGGAATAGCCTGACGGTTCTGATTCCTGAAAAATTCTTCAATCCGATAGCTCCGGAATGGTTCCGGAGCCATTTTCAACCTCGTTTCCGCATCCGACAAAATCATTTTTTGTTCCTCATCCGAAAAGTGACGGGTATAAATTTCTATGTCACGGTACAAACCTCTCATCTCAACTTCACCATCGACATTGGTTCCCAGGATCATGTTGTAAGCCACTCCATCAGCACCGTCTCCAAACGGACGATCCACTGTTACACCCCACTCACTATTCCTGCCACGTTTTATTCCATAACAACCTGTCACTTTCCGGGTAACATAAACCGGTATTCCCTTTTTTGTAAAACCATCACGGACCAAAATTATTGCACCCGATTCTACAAGCGCTTCACATTGTGTTTTGTACATTTTCATAACCTTGTTGATTTATTAATAAACTATTTCTTCACCACTTCAACCCCTCCGAACGAGTTTTTCGCCATAGCCCGGATCAGCCGTGCCAGCGGCGTATCCGTCTTCCCGTCCAGTGCCTTGCGTATCGTCGGCTGACTGGCTCCGGTTTGCTGCTGGAGTTTCACTTTCACTCCCTGTTCTACTAGAATTTTTGTCATATTATTTTCGATTTAATACATTAACGCGATATATCCATGTCTCCTATAAGCAGTAAGTAACTTTTGCAGCTCTTTAGCGTTTCCCGGCAGAGGTATTTCCATTCTTTCGACTCTGCGTAAATAAACGATCTGGGCTGCAAGATCCTGCAGGTCTACTTTATATCGCAGTCCCTGAAAAAGTACACCACTGACAAGCAAGCGTTCTATCGTATTCAGGATACTTGCTTTCAGAGTCAAATCATGAATACGAGCCGGAGATAGCCCGCTACCATCGTTCAATCGGAACTCCCGATAATATGCCTCAGCATCAACATCCCTTTCTTCATACCAGCAAAGAAGCTGTTCTGCGATTTCCATGTTTACGATCACCATCTTGTTTTTATTTTGTGTTTAATTTCTATTTCTTATCTTTACAGCGATGTTTCAGTATTGAAATGTGATGCAATATTACAGAATATTCTGATATGAACAAACAAAATGACGCAAAAAATACAGAAATTTCTGAAAGATTTTTAGAAATGCTGGCTTATTTGAGAGAAACAAAGAACGCATTTGCTTCAAAATTAGGATACAATAGAGCCCAAACTATATATGACATAACAGAAGGGAAGAGTGCTCCAAGTTATGATTTCTTTAAAAAGTTTCAAATGTCAGAATATTCTGATATAATTAACATAGATTGGCTTATTACTGGACGCACTCCTATGCTAAAAGAAGTAAAGGATATATCTCCATCCACAAATCTTGAACACAGAGGATCGCCATACTACAATGTAGACTTTATCGGGGGATTTGATTTAATATTCAACGACCAAAACATTCTTCCAGCCTTTTACATAGACTTTGCCCCATACAACAAGGAGGGTGTTGTTTGGTGTAACCTCACAGGGCATTCCATGGAACCGGAGTTGAGTAACGGGGATATTATAGCCATGAAAGAATTGACAACCCCAATCGCTTATTTACCGGCTGGAGAGATTTACGGGATCGTCACGGATGAATACCGAACAGTTAAAAGAATGGGAAAGTCTACTAAAGAAGGATACGTAAGATTAATCCCGACAAATCATGCACCGGAATACAACGAACAAGAAATCCCTATTTCAATGATCAAAAGGATTTATGCAGTCATGGGTAGTATCCGCAAATTCTTTTAAATATGCGAAAATGGTGTCATTTTGCGATACAAATGAGTCAAAATAATGAATATCAATACAATACACATTCGATTAATATGTATTTTTCTTTGCCATAACGGGGGGAAAGCATGTAAAAACCGCTCTTTTTAACTCTATTTAACCACATAACCCCATTTCAAAAGCCTCTTTTTTGTACGCCCGTGTGGCTCTTAATGTGGCTCTTAATGTGGCTGTAAACTCCATTTTAACAAATATTTACCTAAAATCCACCATCATGGAAAGCCAAATAATTCATGATTTCCCATCTCTGCATATACCCCTCAAAATATAAAAAAGCCCCTTTTCAGGAGCCATTCCCGGACCGTCCGATCATCTGTCGGTCCTCTGTTAAATCTTCACTTAAATCGCCTGTATCAACGTTTTTTCAGCATAATCACATTCTCCGTCTTTAAACATTTTCCTATTTTTATCATCCCCTTAAAGCAAAACAAACCTTTTCCCGTCCTCGCTGTTAAGCTTTATCTCGATCGCATAACCCAAGTTTAAACCAAATTAAAGCAAATTAAACCTGTGTACATTTTGTTTTTCTTTCCCTAACCACCACTGAACCTCTCAAACTCCTTGTATTTACAGGCTTTCCGCTCACATTCTCTCTCAAGCTTTTTGTGTACAATTCGATATACCCCCCTTAGTAGTTCCTTCGGGAAGGTTTACTACTACTTTTTTGTTTTCGTCCATACTTTTTTACTTGTTGATTGTGAAACTTTTACTTGGTTTGAAGTGGGCTACTTCGTGCGCCGGTACGATAATCGTAGTACCGGCGGTAATGTTACGGGCTTTCTTTTCGGCCCGTTTCTTCGGCTGGAAGGTTCCGAAGCCACGAAGGTAAACGGGTTCCTTGCGCTGTACGCATTCCTTAATTGCGTCTAATGTGGCTTCGATAATCGGCCTTACGTGGCTATCGTTTTGCCCGGTCTTACTGCCAACGACTGTAATTAAATCTTGCTTCGTCATTGCTTTGCTTTTTAGTTGTTAGTACCTGTTTTTCTTCCGATTTGGAAAAGTGTTGTTTGTAATTCTTCGCTGTACGCCGGCCGGCTCTCGATAAGGTCGCCGTTCTCGTTGTAGTAGCCGACTTCGCGGGCTTCTTGGTCGATGAACTTAAAGCACCTTTCGGTAACAAATTCGGCTTTCTTCTTCAAACCGTCCAAGGTCTTTTTTCGCTCCGTCGTAAGGGGTTCCAAACGGGCCTTAAAGTCCTTCATCGCGGCCGTCTTTTCTTCCTCGATGTCGTTAATTTCGATGTCCGTTTCCGAAAGGCTTTCTTTCATGCGGGCCAATTCTTCCGGGGTAAAAGGCTTCATATACCCCTTTTCTTCCACCGCGTCGCAGTTATCCATAAGGAAGGCTACGCGCTTCTTGCCTTGTTCAAGGTCTTTCCCTAATTCTCTTTCCATGTTGCATTATTTTTTGATTAAAAGAAAATCGTTATAAAGACCTTCGAACTGACGGCCCGCGTACGTGGCGAGTTCACGGGTTTTATAGCAAAGCCGGGAGCCGACATGCGCATACGTATACGAAGCCGTGCGATTCGTAGACGCGCACGAAAAGCCGGCAGGCGCGGGATTATACACGAACCAAGGCCAATATTTGTACTCGTTGCTATTGGCCCAATCCGGCCGCCAGCCTTCGTTAAGGGCTTCGGCAATGGTCTTTAACTTACGGTAGGCTATTTCATCATTGGTAAAGCCTAACTTCACTAATACGGCTTCGTTCATCGGCTCAATGCCAAGCACAGCGCAAGCGTCCGCGTAGGTCTTTACGCGCTTGGTAATGTCCTTCGGGGCTACCGTTTTTACGGCCTGTAATACGGTCGTATTAACCCCTAACTTCTCGGCCAATCGTTCGGCTTCCTTGCTGGCCGCCTGTTCGTTCTCGTGTTTGTACGTCGGTGCGCCTTGGCCTTCGGCGTAAACCATAAAAAACTGCTTTTCCATTTTGTTATTTGTTAAAAAGTGAACTTTGTTTTTCTTCCCTCTTTTGCTCGTAAAGTATTCGCCTTTGCCGCGCAATACTCAACCGGACGGCCCTAATAGCGTCTTCACGCCCTTTTAGGCTTTCTTCGTACTCCAATAGTTCCGCTTCGCTTTGGGCGATAAAATACCCTTCGGAAGTGGCTATTAAGCCCGGTATAAGGTCGTTTGTCCTTATGTGGTTTATAATCTTCCTTACCCGTGCGTCGTTTAGTTTATAGGAACCTTTAAGGCTGCTTACGATATGCTTGTTTGTTACGGCATTTTCGCGCCCTATTTTCGTCCTAAGCCCCCGTACGAGAAGCGGAAGAAGTACGCCCATTTCGTAATCGTTTAAGGGCTGCGTTTCTTGGTCAAATCCTTTAATCATATCAAAAGGGGGTTTTGTTGAAATTGATTATTAGCCCCGCTTCGGCTATATGTACGGTCTTACCGGTTGCGGCTCGCACTCCGGCCCGGAATTGTTCGGCGTTGCTGTTACCGTCGGAAAGGTGGATAAGAACAATATTATTTACCCCCTTTATATCGTTGGCTTGTAACGCCTGTACGCAATGGTCGTAACTCAAATGCGATTTTAGCGTACGGTTCCGGACAACGGCGGGAATGCGCCCGGCCGCTATATTCGCGTCCAATAGGTCTAAGCGGTAATTACATTCTATCAATACGTTATTAAGTCCTGCGAACTTGCAGGGCAAGTAATAGGTATCGGTAGCGAATAGGATATTACCCGTTTCTTCGTGGTTGATGAAGAACCCCAAAGGCTCGGCGGAATCGTGCTTAGTCCCGAAAGGAATAATTCGGAAACCGCCGAGGGTAAAAAGGCTTCCGGCTTTGCAAACATTTGCGCGGCGCGGGCCTTCTATTGGGGTGTTCTCAATTGTACCGGCCGAAGCGTAGACGGGTACGGTAGCTTTCAATACTTCGTTAATGTAGCCTGCGTGGTCTTTGTGTTCGTGGGTAATTAGGCAGCCTACAACCTTCGTTATATTGTAGTCTAACGCTTGCTTCACGCTGGCGAATCTTACGCCCGCTTCCAATAACAAGGCTTCGCGGTCGTTATCCAATATGTAGCTATTTCCGTGGCTGCTACTGCCTAATACTTTTAGAACCATTGTAACTACGCTTCTACGATTTTGCGAAATGCTTTACGCTTCCTTTTTAGCGGAAGGTTCCGGCCGATGAAGTCCATAGCCGTAGCGAATTTGCCCGAAAATCGAATAAGGGCTTTGTCTTGCTGGGCTACGCTCTGTTCGTTCTCCTTCGCCATGTCCGCCGCTTTGTTAATCCGGGCGTTCATTGCGTCGATGTCCTTTGCCGTCAGAATGGCAATACCAAAAATTACTTTCATATTAGAATCCAGGTGTTTTAAGTGGCTGTTTGGTTCCGTTCGTTTCTGCTTGGCCGAAATCAAGTGTTCCGCCGGTATTGGCGTTATTCTGTATTTCGGTTTCTACCTCGTGGGTAACGTCCTTATATTCCACGTCTTCAACGGGGCCGCTTTGTTCATCAGCGTCGCCGAAGTCGCAACCGGTTATATACTCGTAAAGGGCTTTTTTGGCGCGTCGTTCGGCTTTACCCCGGATTTGGTCGGGGCTGCTGTAATCGTCCTTCTTCACGGTTGCCACTATTCCGAAGCTGTTTTTTTCTCCGTTGTACGTGTAGCTGATTTTGCAAGGCACCTCCGCAAATCCGGCGGTTTGGCCTTTGTCAAATGATACGTCGATGAAGTATTTTACGCCGAGTTTCCGAAGAAGGGCCGTATAGCCTTCCTTGGTCGGGTACATTCGTTCGGCAATAATATTAAATTGGTTGCCGGTCGGAAGAAGCCCGATACTTACCGCGTCTATAATCGCGTCCCGAACAACCGGGATAGTATAAAGCGGTTGTACCGTCCCGTTTTTACGCGGCCGCCCGTTACGGTCGGTAAGAAAGCCTACCTTCGTGTTCATAAGCGGCATAAATACACGCTCCATTACTTCGTCGGAAAGAGCTTCGCGCAAAAGGGCAATTACGTTTACGGCAGTAAATGCCGCGCCGAAGTTGTTTACAATCTGCAAGGCCGAAGCGTCCTTACAGGCAAGTTCAAATTTCCGCTTTGCTTCGTCAATTACGGTTAATCCTTTTTCTTCTGCCATAACTCATAATTTTTATAGGTTGTTATTCGTTTTCAAGAAGTCGGCTTAACTTCTTCAAGGTCGCTAATTCCATAGCTTCGGCAGCAAGCGGCGCGGTTTGTTTTTCGGTGAAGAAATTCGCCAACCCCTTTATTACTTGCCCACCGTTACCGCCTACTGCTATTACGCCCTGCACATTCTCGCTTTCGCCGTCCTTATTGTCCTTAACGTCCGTGCCGATAAGGATAAAGGCCCGGCCTTCGTTGTCTTTTACCGCCTGCGTAAGCGTTTCGGCGATTTGCTCCAACTGCTGCGCGAACTCGCGCTTTTCTTTGTTCTCGTTCATAACTTTAATTTTTATAAGTGGTTAATGGTTAATTCTCTGTCGGTGGTTACAACCAATTTTACAAGCTGGGAAGCAACCGGGAATAGTTGGTTTACGCTTTCGGCGTTGTCGATGAATACCGGTGCGCTTACCCCGTGATACAGGCAAAGCGTGTTAATGATGTCAAGCCCGGCGTTTATCTTTCCGGCAGTATTGAGGTCTGCGTACTTAACCCCGTCTACCATTGCGATACAAGTAGGGGTTTCGCCGCCATTTAGCTGGGCTTCGAACATTCGGAAGCGGACGGTTTGGAACTTACTATTTACCCGGCGTTCTACTTCGTCCATTCGGGCCTTATTAAGTTCGTCTATCGTAAATTCCTGCTTTTCTAAGTCTGCTTGCTGCTGGGCTAATTCCTTTTCCCGCGCCAATATTTCGGCCTTCTTTGCGGCGTTCTTTTCAATGGTAGCCCGAATATTTAGCTTTTGTTTTACTTCGTCCAAAAGGGCCGTAAGTTCCCGTTTCTTGGCGGTAAGCTCGGTAGTATCGGCCGCCGGTATATCCGAAATGGTAGCGGATATTTCGGCTATCCGGGCTTCTATCTCCTTCCATTCGGGTAAGTCTTCGGGGATAATGTCGGTAGATACGGTTACTTCCGGGTTGGCGGCTATTTCCGCTTCCAAGTCCTGTAACTTCTTCGCGTATTCGGCTTTCTTGGCGGCGATAACTTCCATACGTTCGGAAAGTTGGGCTTCCAATTCCTGTAACCGGGCTTTCTTTTCGGCTATTCGCTGGTTTAGCGTTTTGCCTTCTTCGGTAATCCGGGTAAGGTCGCGGGTCTTGGCTTCGTCGAATTTGGCCCGCGCCTTCTCTTTGGCAATAGCGTCCATACGCAAAACGCTTGCGTCCGAGCATAAGGTTTCGTATATCGGGCAAATAAGGCCGTCGGTACTTACTTTGTATTCTTCGGCGTTCCGCGTATTCCATTCTTCGCGCTTGGCTTCCACCTTGGCGGATAAGCCCGCTATTTCGGAAGTAAGGGTTTTAATAGTATAGCGAATATCGGAAAGGCCGTTTTCCGAAGCGGTATTATAATTTTCTGCTTCCCGCTTGGTTATTTCGTAGCTGGTCTTAACCTCGTTACGTTTGGCATTCTTCTCGTAGCCTTCCTTTTGGGCCGCCTGCCTTGCCCGAAAAATTATATCTTGCTGCTGGTTCCGAAGGTCGTTAATCGCTTTGCGTTTTCCCTGCACCCCTTCGTAGTGTTTGCGGGCCGTTTCTGCAACGTCCGTAATAGCCGTTTCCACTTCTTCCAATTCGGCGGATAAGCGTACCTTTTCGGCTTCCAAGGCTTCGTAATCCGGTGCTTCGGGCGTAACGCTGTCTATTGCGTTAATCTCGATAGGGCATTTCCCCAAACCTTCCTTAATCCGGCTTTTGCGGTAGGCTATTTCTTGCTTGAACTCCGCCAAATCTTTACCGGAAAGCAGCGAAAGGATAGCCGCAAAATCGGCGCGACCGGCGGCCACTTCTTCGTATGTTACACCCCCGGCAATGCGTAGCAATATTTCGCGCTGGGTCTTCCAATCCAACGAAGGGAAGTAAGCCGGGTTCGTAATTAACTTAAAAAGTTGTTCTTCGGTTATGGCCGTTACTTTCTCTTGGAACGCTCCCGCCTTAATTTCTACGCCATTGCAGAAGTAATGCGTAGTATTTCCTTTAAGTTCTACTTCGGCCTTGCCGCGCGGTTTTACCCAATCTTCCGTAAGGGTGCGGGTAAGGGCTACTTCTTCGCCGTTTACGTCTAAAACCGCCGTTACGGAATGTTCCAATTTAAGTATAGGGTTCCCGTCCGGGCCGACCGTCTTAACGGTAAATGCGCCTTTCCCGCTATCCGTACGGTCGTTACTGTCTTTGCCGAAAAGCACCCAAGTAAAAGCGTCGAAAACGGTGCTTTTACCCGTCGCGTTTGCGCCGGCAATGGTGGTTACTTCGCCGAATTTTACGGCCAAGTCCCTAATACCCTTAAAGTTTTTAAGGGTCAATTCTTTTAATGTTACCTTCTTGCTCATAACAAGTTATTTATTTCGGTTGTTACTTTTCTTTGCTCGCTTTGCGGCCAACTCTAAGGCTTTTTCCGCATCTACTATTATCAACCTTCCGACCTGCCTATATGCGCCGTCGATTAATCCGCTTTGCTTTATGCGGCTGGCGGTAGTCTTGGAACATTTGAATAGTTCGGCAATCCCGGCCCGGCCGTAGACGTACTTTTTATTTGGGTCTTTGGTAACGTCTACTTCTATCCGGGGGCTTTGTCCTTTCCCTATTAGTTCCAATAATTCCCCCGCCGTAAGGTCTATAAGTCTTGTATTTAAGTCTGCCATAC